CCTAAACTCAAAGTGGGCTGTGTACTAATATCCATAGAACTTAATTTAAACGCTTTATTTTTAATTAAATATATATATTATATAGTGTAATATCTATTATATGACCACTAAAATTGTTGATATTGCAGATGAGATATATCGCGAATTAAACGAGCCAACTGACATTAGTATCTCTAGTATAGCTTTTTGGCTTAGAACCAATATTGGCGATCTCAATATTTTAATTAATAAAAAATTCTATATTGTTGAGAACACACTAGAGGTGGGTGTCGAAGAAAATAGCGGAGATAGCTTTGGAAACATAGAAAAAAGTATATTTAAAATGCTTTTTAGCATTCATTACTACGAAAGACTTTTTAGAAATGCTCTTGGCGCTGCAAGCACAGATAGCGTAATAAGCGTAACAGACGATGGTAGTACAGTAGTTAAAATTAACAAAAATGAATTAGCAAAAAATTATGCATCTCTTAGAAAACAAATAAATGATGAATTAAATATGCTAACTAAAAATTATAATCTTAATGAAGCAAAACCATTACAAGTGGCTGGAGATGATACAATTCCATCTCCGTATTATAGTCAAACTTATAATGTACCAAGAACAATAAGCGAATAATATGCCTAGTCTACTAACAGAAGTAGAAAAAAATAATTTAACTCCTTTACTTGAGGATTTATTTGATACTTTCGCTAGAGATATCATTGTTCATAAAGAACCAAAAAAAATTATAATAAACCCATCTACAAATTCTTTAATTGGCTACGACGATAATTCAAATGAAAATAACTTTACATATGTTCCAGAAAAACAAACATTTAAAGCTAAAGTTAAATATGAGAATGCACAAGATATCGAAGCTTCAAAAACACTAGAAGGTTTTCCAAATTTATTAACTCAAGGTTTAGTAAAAATTAAAGTTAGAAAAGACGCAAAAGATTATATTTCAGACGGCAAAGTGGAAAGAATAGAGATTGACGGAAGGTCATTTAATTTAATCACAGAAGCAGCAGTAAAAAGATTTTTTAATGTTACGTTTTATGTTTATTTTCTAAAGGAAACAAAATAATGGGTAAGGTAAATGTAAAATTTGATAGAATACCTAGGAAAAGCAAGTCTTTTCAAAAGAAAAGTCACGACTTGGTAGTAAAAAAATATGAAGATAACAAAGATTTATTTTTTAAAGAAGTAGATGTTCATCCAATTACTCAAGAGATTGCTGGCGGACCAGACGCTAGTAATACATCTAATACTTTAGATGGCAAAGGAAATCTTTTTAGTTTTATTGGTTTTAATAAATCTGAATTTCCTATTGAAGATTTAATGAACGCTTTGGAAAAAAGTTTTTCTATAAAAAAACAAGAGAGAAAAGACAGAAATAGATATATAATTAATTTTGCTACTTTGGATAAAATTAAAAATTTAACCAAGATGCCTTGGGAATCAGGCAATAGTTGGGTAGCCAGAATAGAAAAAGGAATATCTGGATTTAGCAATTATATGTACAAAAAATTTGAAACTTCTAGATCTGGTTCTGCAATTCAATCTAAAAATAATGTAAGAGGTGGATCTTATAAGAAGACTAGTTATTTAACAGAAATAATTAATCATTTTATATCTAACATGAAAAAATGAAAGCTCAATTAGATAACATTTTAATGTCTAGTATGATTTATTGGATGGACAATACCTTACTTCTAAAAGGTGAAGCTTTTACTAATTTTGCTGGTAAATTTTATGAAATTAAAAATCTCTATACTAATTTATATACATATGGATTGCCATTCAAACAAATTGTAGCAGATAATACTATAACTGGCGCTAATTTATTATCTGGAGTTTATATTAATAATACTTTTGTTACAGTCGGTCAAAGCGGTTTAAGTGGAATTAATCCAAATCAAGGCCAAGTATATTTTAGTACAGATCAATCATCTAATCAACTTAGCGGAAAATACGCTGTTAAAGATTTTAATTTATACTTAACATCAAAAGCCGAAGAGGAAATATTATTTGAAACGCAATATAAAATAAGACCAAAAACTACTCAAGACCTAACTGGTTTGGCTCCAAATTTTATAACTTGCCCAGCTATTTTTATTAAAAATAATGGTGGTGTAAATGAGCCATTTGGTTTTGGAGGAGAGGACAGAACTGAAATGGACATTAGAGCTATCATATTATCGGATACAATATACAATTTAGATGCTGTTATATCTATATTTAGAGACAAGGCCAGAACGTATATACCCTTAGTTAATATCTCTGAAAGCCCATATAATTCATTAAATTCAATAAATAATGGATATTATAGCTATAATAGCTTTTGTACAGGCAAAATAGGCACAATTAATTCATTCTTTATAGATTCTGTATCAGTTAGCAAAATACCTAATTTTGACAATAAATTGAATCCAGATATATTCGCTGGATTTATAGACTTTACAATAAGTAATATAAGATATCCAAGAGTATAAAAAGTGTTCTCTTAACTATAATTTAGATGTAATCTTAAGAAAGATTTCTAAAGGAGAAAAACAAAATGGCAAATAGAAAAAGAGTAATTTATCAAAGTGAAGCACTTTTCGTAGGTGCAACTGGAAATGCTAGTCCGAAGCAATTAAATCGTGTACAAAGTGCAAATTATAGTTTCGACATCACAAGACAAGATATTAATCAATATGGACAACTTGCAGCTATCGACAGGATTATCCTAGAGCAACCAACAGTAAGTATTGATTTTACTTATTACGCAAATTCTGGAGAAAATGAAGCAAATCTAGGCTTTACTCTAGGCGCAAATAAAAGTGCGTTAGCAGACATTTTATCTGGTAACAAAGATGTTAATAATTATTATATCTTGATCTCACCAGAAGGCACAGATGCAAATATTGATAAGGTAGAAGCAACTGGCAATGGAAAAGTCATTGGTATTGGCAATGCAGGATTAACATCTTATTCAATCGAAGCATCGGTAGGAGATCTTCCAACCGTATCAGTAAATGCTGAAGGATTAAATATGAAATTCTATAGTGCTTCAACTGGTTTTTCTCCTCATGTTATACCAGGTGACGGTACTTCTAATAATACTCAATTATTCTCAATTCCACTGCCCTCAACTGGCGATGGATTTTCAGCTTTACGCCCAGGAGATATAGCATTCACGGTCACTGGCGTAGGTATATCTGTGAGTGATCTAAAAGTACAAAGTTTCAATATCTCAGCTGACATTGGCAGAGATCCAATTCAAAAATTAGGAAGTCGTTATGCATTTACTCGCGAAATCACATTCCCAGTAACAGTAACCGCTTCTGTTGAAGCAATTGTTGGTGATATCGCAGACGGAACAAGTAACTTGTTAGCTTTGAGCGATATTATATGTAGCGATACTGCTGATTATGATCTAGCATTCACTTTAAATAAACCAGCTACAACATGCGGTGCTGCTCCTGTTCAAGCTGTTAAATATATATTAAAAGGTGCTAAACTTGATAGTCAACAAATTAGCTCATCAATTGGAGATAACAAAAGTGTTAGTCTAACGTTCAGTACTCAAATCGGTGGACCAACAGATACTACAAAGGGATTGTTTATCGAAGGTCCTGCGTAATATATTAATAAAATATTATAAAACTAGAAAACCCCACTTTATAGTGGGGTTTTTTAGTGTAAAGACAGGTAAGGCAAAAGGTTGTATTATGGAGAAAGATCCTAAATTAAAGGAATTTATTCTATTCCAAATAAATAGAAATATTATATTACTTTATAAAAGATATTTAAATCTTGTAGAAGATCTACAAGAAGAGCATGTTAATATGCTTAATAAGTTAAATAAGAAGGTAGATCTAGAGACATTAAAAAATGTTGATTATTTTGATGAAAATAGGTATAATTACTTAAGAAAAAAAGTATTAGATTTAGGAAATGAAACATTAAGAGAAATAGATAAAACATTAGATTTTTTAAAAGGATAAAATGAGACTTAAGAAAATAGTACATAATTTTAATACAGAGGATACGATTAAAATGAATCTTTGCACCCAAAGCGCACAGAAAGTCTTAAAAGACAAATTTGGGGTTTTTAACTATAATTTTGATACTATATTTAGCAATAAGTATATCGTCAATTATCTTAAATGGGATAAAGAAAAACAAAAAGAGTTCATTATTACAATCGGTGGTAAAATTAATTTTAAAAAAACTAAATTCTTAATTGAAAACAAACTAGGAGAAATTACTAAATGAAAGCTGATAAATTTTTATATGAATTTAAAATGAATAAACCTTCTGAGGTAGAAGAGACAGAGATTTCTAAGAACGAAAATGGAGAAGAGGTCAAAACCACTAAAAAAATAAAAAAAGAAATTCCAGTACATTTTAGAATAATCAAACCTAATAGGAAACTCTTTGATGAAGCAGAATTATTTTATGGGGTTAAACTTTCTGAGGGAATTAAAGCTGGCCTACTAACGAAGTCTTTATTAGCTAAAAGGTATCAAAATGACGGCGGGGCAATGAGCGATGTAGAAAAGCAAAAATATTCTACGCTATATTTAGATCTTTATAGGGTTCAAAGTGAACTTCAAAGATTAGAGTTAAATTTAGATAACTTAGCCAAAGAAGAACAAGATAAAAAGATCGAACAACTTGTAACTGAAATGTCTCAAACAAAAAGAGAATTACAAGAAATTGAAAATTATCATTCTACATTATTTGATCAAACCGCAGAAAATAGAGCCAGAAATCAAACTATCATGTGGTGGGTTCTTAATTTAAGTTATTTATCAGAAGATAATAATGATTACAAAGCGTTTTTTAGTGATGGAGATTATGCTAAAAAATTAGATGTGTATGATGCATTCGAGGAAATGGATGAAGACTTCAACAAGAAATCTATGATAAAATTAGCATACTTTATAAGTTTATGGTACATGGGTAGAGTTTCTACATTTGAAGACTTTAAAAATATGGATTCTGCTCTAGAAAAGCCTCAAGAAGTTGTTCAGAGCCCAGATCAACCAGTCGTAAAGAGTGAATGATCTTTATCAAGAATTAAATTTTACTAGAAAATTATATCGAGATATTCTCGATGGTTTTACGATTTTTGCATTAAGCGACAAAAAAGTTAAGATCAAGCATCTAAGCGAAAAAGAGCTTTGCGAAACAAACGAAGTCTATTTAAATTCTTATAATAGCGCCAAAAAATCAGGCCTATTAACTGAAAAAGATAAAATAAAAATTTTTTGTGATGACAAAGTCTGGTCTGAAGAAAAAGAAAATGAACTTAAATCTTTAAACTCTGACTTATCCTTAAAAAAAACTACATTAAGTAAACTATTTATTCAATCTCAAATTAAAAGTTTAAAGAGTGAAATTAAAGTAATAGAAGATAAATTAAAACAAATTACCGAAGAAAGAGAAGACCTTCTTGAACTAACAGTAGAAAATTTTGCTTTTAAGAAATCAAATCAATATGTAATCTATTTGTCTCTGCATAAGGATGATGAATCAAGACTATTTAATTCTATAGAAGAATTTGAAGATTTGGACGAGGCTAAATTAATTGGTTTTATATATATTTATAAAGATTTTATTCAAATGTTTAATCTAGAAAACATTAAAAAATTAACTGTATCACCATTTTTTATGAATACATTTTTTCTTTGTGAGGACAACATATTTTCATATTATGGCCAACCAATAGTTAATTTAAGTAAAAACAAAATAGACCTATTCTCTATAGCTAAAAATTATAAACACTATTTAATTAAATCAGAAGGAAATCCTCCAGATAATTATGAATCTTTAGAAGAATTAGTAGCTTGGTATGAGAATAGGCCAAGCCTAAACTCTTTAAAAGACAAAAATAAAGATAAACTGGGTCAAAGCTATATAGGAGCCACAAGAGAAGAGTTAATGAATATCGCCTCAAACTCAAAAGAAGAAGTCTTAGATTTATCCGAAGAAGCTAAAAAAGCTGGAGGAGACTTGTCCTTTGAGGAAATATTAAAAATCCACGGAATATAATATATTAATATCTTTTTCGTGTAATATTGTAAGAGGATAGTATATGGCACAAGGCGGAGATAATATCATTATTGATGTACTGGGCAACACAAAGCCCTTAGAGAAGGATATCGCTCGGGTAGCTAATCAAGCATTAACATTAAATACCAAAGGGTTTTCTCAACCATTAGGTAAAATAACTGGTCAATTAGGTGAATTTGAAAAATCATTAGCTGCTTCAAATGCTCGTGTTATTGCCTTCGGAGCTTCTGCAGGAGCAATTTTTGCTGTCCAAAAAGCATTTAGTGAGACGATAAAAAGCGTTATACAAGTAGAAAAAGCTTTAACAGATATCAATGTTATTTTAAATGTCAGTGAAAAAAGCTTAAGTCAATTTGGAAGTAAATTATTTGATATTGCAAAAAATACAGGTTTATCTTTTTCAGAAGTAGCAAAATCAGCCGCAGAATTTTCTAGGCAAGGTTTATCCTTAGAAGATACGCTAAAAAGAACAAGTGATGCCTTAATTTTGACAAGATTAAGTGGTTTAGATACTGTTAGTAGCGTGGAAGCTTTAACAGCGGCAATTAATTCTTTCAGCAGTTCAGCACTTAATTCTACAGAAATTGTAAATAAATTAGCTGCAGTTGACGCATCTTTTGCAGTAAGTTCTGCTGATCTTGCGGAATCAATTAAAAGAGTCGGTAGTTCTGCTTCTGATGTAGGAGTTTCATTTGATCAATTAATTGCATTAGTGACTTCAGCGCAACAAGTAACTTCTAGAGGAGGAAGTGTTATTGGAAACAGTTTTAAAACTATTTTTACTAGATTGCAAAGACCTTCTACATTAGACGCTTTAGAGCAAATTGGAGTAGCTACAAAGGATCAAGAAGGAAATATATTACCATTAATACAAATTTTAAATCAATTAGCGAAACAATATGATACATTAGGTTCAGTACAAAAAGCTCAGATTGCAGAAACGGTTGGTGGCGTATTTCAAATTAACATTTTAAAAGCAACATTAGGTGATTTATCTAAAGAATATTCTATTTACTCAAGAGCATTGGGTATATCTGGTGGAGCAACAGACGAAGCCAATAGAAGAAATGAAGCATTAAATCAAACCTTATCTGCTACATTAAATAAAACTTTAGTTAATTTGCAAAGCACTTCAACTGAAATTGGAAATTTAGCTTTTGCCCCAGCATTAGAAAAAGCTCTTGGAGGATTAAATGCTATATTAGAAAATTTTGGTACAAAAGATTCAGAAAATATAGGTGCTAAAATTGGACAAGGATTATCTACTGGTTTAGGCAATTTTTTAAGTGGTCCAGGTTTATTGTTAGGAGCCGCTTCTTTAATAAAAATTTTTGAAAGATTAACGGTTTTTACAGCAGATGCTTTTAAACAAATTACTGGATTAAATACTCAAAGTGTTGAACAAAAAACTTTACAAACTCAAATTTTAAATCTAATTGGTAGCAATCCTCAAATCATCGAACAAATAAATAAAGGAAATTTAAATACAACATCTCTCCATCAGCAAATATTAAGTTTGATTGAACAAGAAACTATAGCTATGCAAAAACAATTAGCTGTTGCAAGTTCATTAAGTCAAACTTTAATGGCTTCTGGAGTAAGAGTACCAGCTACTGGACCAATGAAAGGTGCAGCAGTAAAAACGAAAGCTTTTGGATTTATACCAAATTTAAGTAATAATCAAGAGGTAATGGGAGCAATATTAGGAGGATATGATCCTGGAGATGTTAGAAAGAAATCTATACCAGATTATGGCACAGTAACTTATAATAGTGCAGAAAAAATTAAAAAATTCCCAGGCATGAAACAACCAGCAATTATGCCCCCAGCATCTAGCTCTGCTGGTGAAATGTATAAAAGAAATTTTGAAGCAGCACATGGATTTAATCCATATGCAAATAGTGGATTTGTTCCAAATTTTAAATCAAAAGTTGAGCAACAATATGGTTTTAGAAACTTATTAAAAGATGATTATATACAATTAGCTGGAGCAGAAGCTAAAATTGCAAAATTAGAAAGAAATAAAAGTCTTCAAAATGATCGTACTATTGTCGAGCAGAGAGGAGAAGTATTTATCAAAAAAGATAAAAAAAATATTATTACTTCTCAACTCAGAACAACAGAAAGAGATGCAGCAGAAAAAAGAGGTAAAAAAGAAGGTGGAATGACCAGAAGCAAAAGCGTATTGGTTTATCCAGATCTAGAAGGTGGAAAAGGTTTTCAAGGTGGAGGAAGAGCTAAAGATGGAACATTTTATAAATTTCCAATTTTTCCATTTCCTGGTGGTAATGAGCAAATACCAGATTTATTATATGATAATGTTTCAACATCTTTAGTCGGTGTAGCAAAAGATTATATATCTGGAATTACAAGCCGACCAAATCTTGTAAAGAGCGATCTTTTCGAAAGTTATGTTAGATCAAATTTAAGTCGTAGTGCTGTAGAAGCTTCAACTGGTCAAGTTTTTGAATCTGCGATTAAAGCTTCAATCAACAGAGTCAATACGAGTGAAATTGATAATATGGATTTAGATGGTCCTGAAATTAAAGCAATAGCTTCTAGATTTAAAGGTGCAAAAGGTTTAAGTAGTTTTCAAGATGGAGATTTTAAAAATAGTTTATCTAAAGGTAATTTAGATAGTTTTGCAGATAAATTATTATATAAAGATAATAAAAGAAAAACTTCAAAATTTAATGGGTTTATTCCTAACTTCTCTCCAGTTAGTAAAGCTCTAAAAACAGAAAATAAAATGGGAGGAAAAGGAGTTTTAGATTTTGAACCAGGCCTTGGACTTTATGTTAGAGATCAAAAGACTCAACCAAATTTTAATGCAGTCAAAAAAGACCATCCAGAAGGAATAGCTTCTGCGGTTAGTAATTCTTTCGCTCTTCAAAAAGGAGCATCGGCTTTAGGATTTGTTCCAAATTTCTCTTCTAATCCATTCTCTGCAACTACAGGCACTTATATGAATTCTCAAGAATCTATTGGTATGACCAATGTAATGAAAATATTAAGTCGAAGCATGCGAACCACAGATATCCAAATGAAAGACCTAACTACATCTGCAAGTAGCTCAAGTAAAGAAATAAAAAGTATTGGAGAGCCAGCAAAAAATATGAAAAGTGCTTTAGAAGGTTTTAGAGAAAAATCTGTATATGCTTCTTTTGCAATATCATTAATTGGAGGTTTTGCCAATCAATTAGTCGGAGATAATAAAGCTTTGTCAAATAATATAAATGAATTAAGTCAAGGCATGGGGACAGCATTAACTGCTGTTGGATTAATTCCTGGACCAATTGGGTTAGTCGCTGGCGGCGCCGCAGCTTTATATTCTGCTACAGCATTTTTAGCTAAGACTTTTAGAGATAACGGAGAACAAATAGGTAAAAATTTAGAAAAAATTAAAGAAGAAACGGCTAAATTTGCTTCTAGTACTCAAAAATATACAGACACATTACAAAAATTAAACGAAGCATATTCTGATCCAAAATCTTCACTGGATACAATAGTTAAATTAAACAAAGAACTATATTCTTCAGCAAAAGATTTGCCAAATGAATATAGAGCATATTTATTATCAATTACTGATGGTAAAAAATTACAAGAAGAAATAAATAGAATCCAAGCAGAAAAAAATAAAAAAGAAAGAGTCACAGATTTTGCAAATAAAGCAAATGAATTACTTGGGGCTGGAACATTTGGGTATGGTGATATCTTTAAATCTGGAGGATTTAGCCCGGGGACAGCAGCTAAAGAATTTTTAAATTCATTAGAAGATGCAGATAAAGCTATTGAAAAAATAAATGTATCTTTATTAGATGTAAAGAAGCCAGAATTAATATCTTACTTAAAAGATTTGGGCCTTAAAAATGAAGATTTGATGTCGATCTATAACAGAATGGGAGACCAAAATGTAAGTAAATTTGTCACAGCTTTATTCTTATCCGCGAACGAAGCCAAGAATACAGCTAAACAAATAGAAGCAATCTCTCCAGTTAGAGATGCGGAAATGAAAAAAATATTAGAAACAGAAAAAGCTGCATCTAGAGCAAGGGTAGCTTTAGATGGTTTGAATAATAATTTAGAAAATTTAATTGATAACGCTATAAAATCTGAAACATTCAGACAAAATTTTAAAGATCAAAATTCCGCAAATACTAGAGACACTAAATTAAATCGAGCTGACAATTTAGTAGGACTTTATGAAAATTCTGCTTCGGGAGAGTCCTTAAATCAAGTTAGATCGCAAATATCTAAATTACAAAGAAATGAAGATTTATATAAAAACGTAAGAAATATACAAGCTTCATCAAAACAATCAATGTTTGAAGATGTAAGATCTTTTGCTAAAGAATTAAATCAATCAAAAGAAGGCGATAATCAAGCATTAAGTAATGAACAATTAAAAAGTTTTAATGACAGATTATTAGAAATTTCTAGACAAAACTTAACGCCTAGCGAAACTCAAGGAGCTTTATCAAAAGAAATTGGTAATTTAGGAGGATCCTCAGATAAAACTTTACAAATACAGCAAAAATTAGCAGATTCAACAAGGTCTCAAAACCAACAAATTGGTACATTATCTGAAGAAGCCAAAAAAGCTAATATCATTGCTGCGGATAATTTAAATATTCAACAAAGAATACTCCAAATTAGAAGAGATACATCAACCGCAGGTGGTATTCAAGGATTTTTAGATCAAGGATCTTTTCAAAAAAGTAAAGAGTCATTTGACCAATATTCTAATATGTATAAATCTCCAGGCAAAGTATCCAGTGGGCGAGGTGCAGCTGGATTATTATCTGAAATAGTTCAATTTGCTGGAGGAAGTGTTAACGAAAAATTATTAGGAAGTCTTGGGCCATTAAAAGAACGAGCTATAAGCGGCAGATCACAAGACATAAAAAACCAAGCTAATTATTTTGCTAGAAAAAGTCCTGGATCTGGTAAGGTTTATAGAGACATTGCATCAAGGTCAAGAGAAATTGCTACAACTCAAATAGAGTCCTTGATTAAAGACCAAAATATTGGACAAAATGTAGATGAAATCACTACTATATTGAAAGATATACAAAAAGAGCAAGCAACATTTACAACCGATTTAAATAATACTATAAACAGCGCAATTCAATCTATTGGGGATACTCTTGCCAGTAGCATAGACTCTTTGAAATCAATCATAGAAGGCGCTAGTGCTAAAAGCATTTTAGCTCAAGAACAAGTTGATGCGCAAAAAAATAAATCACAAGCTATAATTTCTCAAGCTGGTGCAAAAAATGGTGTTAAAACGGCCAATGAACAAATAGGATTATTAGCGCCAAAAATACAAGAAAAAATTGATCCAATGATGGATTTTAAAAACAAAGGAATATTTGAAAGTCCAAGAGCTTTTGAACAACGCCGCGCAGGTTTACAAGACATATTAAAATCAATATCTGGCTCAAAACCAGTTTCTAATGAAAGTCTAAAAAGAGCAAATATTCAAGGCTCAGACCCAGTAAAACAATTAATAGATCAATATAATGAACAAGTTACGACCTTAGAAGTTTCTAAATCAGCTATTGAGAACGCAACAAGTTCAATAAAAATTTTTGAATCTCAACTTCAATCTTTAAATGGGAAAATAACAGAAGTAAATAAAAATTTAGATAACAAAGCAAATACCAATGGATATAAACCTTTGCCTGCTAATGTCGCTGCTGCTCAAGCTAAACTTTTTAATAGTACTCCAGAGAAAATAGAGGCTGAAAGAAAAAGATATTACACACCTGCAATTGACCAAACCATGCAGCAAGACCCAGCTCAAAGACAAAAACTTTTAGAGTATTGGAAGAATTATAATCCACAAAATAAAAACAATAGTCTGAATAAGGTCGATGTTGGAGGAAAAGTGCAAATAGAAAAACCAGAAACACCTTTGGATCTAACAGTCAACGGCTCAATTTCTATAAATGAACCAACTTTTACAGTTAAAATAGATCCTAATTCAGATTTAAGTTCTGCAGTCACTCCAGTTATAGAACAATGGCTATCTCAAACTCAAGGCACATTAAATGAAAAATTTAATAATGATATTAGAAAATTACAAGAAGATATTACTTCATTAGGAGGACAAAGAAAAGCTCCTGCTTTATTTTAAAGAAATAATTTATGGCTTATACATTTTCAGACGCGACTCTATTAACTTATGAGATGGCCAATAATTTTTTAGGAGAGGGATTATTTTCTTTAAATAGTAAAAAAAATATATCTATTCGTGGCATCTTAGACAATAGATACAGTAATTTAGACTCAGATGGGATAAAAGAATCTATTGATAAGATAAAAACTATAACTGATAGTACGTTCGGAGTCTATGATGATATTGTTGTAAATGGAATTAATTTAGGAAAAGGTAATATAATAAATGTATCTTTTCCAAAAAATAACCCAATTAGAATAGGCGAATACGTTTATACGATAGAAGTAACGAATAATTCAGATTTCTCTAATTCTCCAACAGGCTCTATTTATGGAAATTATATAACTGGCGTAACGGGCGTTATTTCTAATTTTGATGAAAACTTTAGATTTCAATATGAAAATGATGGTAGATACAATTATAGCCATGAAGTAAATTTAAGATTTTTTGATGATAATTCAGATGTAATTACAAAGTCTAAAAGTTTAGCAGAGAATCTTTTTAATGATAACATTTCTATTGGATTAATAGGTCCTTATTCTGGGATTTATAAAGATTTAAGAAATAAGAATAACTATTTTAGAGAAACCTACAACCTAATAGATAAATCTTGTTCTTTTTCTAAAAATATTACAATAGACACAAAAAATAATAATAACTATACAAATCAAGTTTCACATAATATAACATTTGATACAAATGGAAAAATTACAGTAAAAGAAGATGGGTTGATAACTGCTTTAGATAATACTTTGAATTTCACTGCAGAAAATTATTTCAATGATGCTGTATCTAATTCATATAATAGGTGCCAAAATTTATTAAATACCTATAGCCAAAAATATAGTTTAGGTACATCAGATAATTTATATGCAAAACCATTTGATTTAGGCAAAACTATTAATATTTTCGATAACTCTTTGAGCTACAATATATCTTACGTAAACGATATGGCTTTTGAAGGCAATTTAATAAATCAATATAGCATAAATATTTCTCAAGATAACCGTGGTTTTCAAACCTATACGGAGAATGGTGAAATTACAAAAGCTGGTCAACTTGGTACGATATCAAATTTAAGTGATATTAAGACCAAATATCAAGAAGCCCAAAGCAGAGCATCTTCAGCTTATCCGACTTTTAAATATACTAATAACTCATTAAGTTTTGATTTAGTTAATAACTATTATGATAATGTTTTTAATTATTCTTTAGAAAAAACAAACGATAATTCAATTTTAGAAAACGACCCATATTATAAAAGCTTAGAAGTAAAAATAGAAGATCAATTGCCTTTTGATACAACGAAAGAATATATTATCCCAAATAAAATTCCAAAAAATATCTTATTTTTATATGGAAATAACGTAGAAATTGGTGAGAGAAATATCACAATAAATGGGGTATTAAATAGACCAAATTCTAATATATGGAATTCTCCAGCATCTTTTCCAGTTGAAAATTTAAAAAGTTTAGCAATTGAAAGAGGCTTAAATTCAGTAAGCACAGAGTCTTTTATAGATAATATAAATTATAATTATGGTTCTGATTATAATTTTACATTTAATGTTGGTATTAAATATTTAAAAGCGAGTGGGAGTGCCTAATGAATATCATAAGATATAATAATCAAAATATTCCGTACCCAACTCCATTTGTTACATTAAATCAAGGAAATACATCTTTCAATAGGAATTGGGGAAAAGATACAACTATAAATCTAGAAGGTAAATTAACTGGAGATTATGAAAATATAAGAAAATCTCAAAGCGGATTGTTGGATATATTTAATCAAAATTTTGGCAATTTTGAAATATATGAAGCAACAGGTAGTACTGGATTTAGTTTTGATTTCACATCTGTTCGCACATTCTCAACAACGGGATATTATAGTGGTCTAAGTGGAGTATATATGCCTAAAAATTCTAATTTAATACTTCGAATAGATGGAAACTATGCAGGATTTCCAATGCTTTGGCAAAGATCTAAAGATAAAATAAATTGGACAAATTTTACTTTATATAAAACTAATTATTATTCAGGTTTTGCTATTCCTTATATTCCTTTTGATTCAATTCGCTTATATCCTCAATCTTCTCCATATATAAATTATCCAGTAAATAGCTTGACATACCATACCGAGTTGGGAGACCAAAATAATCCAAATATAAATCGTCGAGGAATTTATACTGGAAATATTGATGACAATAATTACATTAGATTAATGATAACTGGACCAGGTGGAGCAGATGCAACTCAGCCACGAGCTAATTTAATTGCAAGTGGCTTTGATGCAGAAAAAATTTATGAAAAAAGTGGAATTATAATTAAATCTATAAATTTTAATGAATCTCCATACTTTGGAGTATTAGATTATAATATTGAATTAAATTCATTAGAGTTTAGTGGTAATGTCACAGATCCTAAAAATGAATTTTCTTTTACTGAAAATAAAGATAAAAGCGTAACATTAAATCACTCTATTTCAGCAAGGGGATTGAACACAAATACAAATTCTTATAAATCAAACGCTTTACAAAACGCTATAGATTTCGTTAAAACTTATACAGGTTTAAATAATATACCCACGCTTAAATTTATTTCTGGAGTAAATTCAAGAAATTTTTATTTACAAAATTTTTCTGAATCTATTGATCGTTTAAATGGAACATATTCTATTGAAGAAGAATACCAAGCTTCTCTTTTAAATACAGGGCTATCTGGTAATTTAAGTTATACAATTAATATCGATTCTGGCGTAAGTTCAAATTTTTTACAGATAAATATAAGAGGAGGTTATAAAGGTGCTCATAATGGAGACATCAATCAACTTAGAAATTCTTTAAATATTACAAGTTTAATAACTGGTAGTTATAGCGGTTATTTTAACCCTACCCCTTTGCAATATAACATATCTGAAAATACTGGAGAAAATTCAATAAGCTTCGATTATTCTTTTGATAATATTGATTTACCAAATCCATATTTTAAATATTCTACTTCTGTTTCAAGAAATGCTCTAGAGCAGGTTTGTAATGTCCAAGTCCAAGGCGAAATGATCGCCAGAGGGAATCTCAAATATAGATCTTCATTAATAAATTCTAATATATCTAATTTAACTAATTCATTCTTATCTATAGCCACTGGCGCTTTGAGTGGGTTTAAAGATCTTAATAATTTGACTATAAATAGTCCTTTAAGATTCAAAAATATGACTATAAATAAGAATATAAATGAAGGTAAACTAACTGCTACTGCAGATTATGATGATAAATACATGCCAGCTGGATATTTTCTTGATAGCGCATATTCTGTGTCTATTGAAGCTCCTTATTGGTATATGAACAATGTTCCTACCTGTAATGTATATGGCCGTCATATAATTAATGATTTTGATATTACAACTTTACCCAAATTAAATATGAATGTTAATGCAAAAATGAATATAGACTCTGCGGTTAGCGAAACAACTGCAAAGATTGATATTAAAAATATAACTAAAAATATTATACCCACGGTTTATGATTTCAATGTAAAATTGAAAGAAAATGAAAATGTAACAAAAAAATATTATAATCTAAATAGCGTTTCCGAGATATCATACAACTTGAACAAAGTAGCTACAAAGAATGAAAATGGCTTATTGCCAAAATTTAATTCCCTATAATTATGAAAAAAGATTTTATTTTTAATTATTTAGCTGAAAGTTATAAGGATACTGGTATATTAAGTATATATTATGATTTTAGTGGTGCTTCTGGGTTATTTGTTCCAAATAATTTATATCCAATCAATACCCAGTTTGGTAAGATTAATTCTAATTATTTTATCAACAGTGAAAATTCTCCAGGAGTATTTATTTCTTGCTACAACCAGCAGTCTTATACTGGCTCTGGTATATTTCAAGGCCAAAATAATTTAAAAGTATTAAATAATTTAAGTGGAAGCAACATGACTTTATTTTATAATTTTGGAAATATATCTTGCGACAAAAATTTTACTATAAGTTCTCAACAGTACCAAATTCCAACTGGTTATACTCAAGTTTTAAGTTATTTAGAGTCAAAACCAAATTCTTCTAATCCATTTGAAATAACTCTTGGTTTAAATGATTTAAATAAATTAATTTTAGAGTTTTCTGGTGGAAAAGAATCTTATAGATCTATTAATTTTGTTGAGCTTGGTTTTCAAAATATAGTTTCTATGAGATTAAATGATAATTATATTGAATATACGTACTTTGATGTGATAGAAGACGAAATAAATAACAAATCAATTTCATTTACGGGTGATTATTTTAAACAAGAAAAAAATATTTATATTGGTAATTTGCCTACAGAAAAATATAAAAATGGTTATACTGGGTATTTTGGCCTTGTAGATGGGTTTACTGCTTATAATCAATATATTGATGAATCTTCATGTTCTGAATTAGCTAGATTATTTTTAAAAACTGGTGATCAATTTCAACAAATAAATCTGACTGGAATAACATACAATATAATTCAAAGTGGATTTCTAAATCCTACTGGTGTTTTAGGTACTGGAATTACTGGTTATCAATTAATTCCGTCCAATGAAATTATAAATGCCGCTTGTGGTGATAATTGTATTGTTTACTTAAGATCTGGTATTACTGGAATAATTACTGGAGAAAAGATTGAATATAAAATCATAAGCCAACAGCAGCAATCTAATAATCAAAGTACGATTAAATATAACCTTTATGATCAAGAATATGCTGGTAGATTTACAAAAAATAATATTGTATTTAATACAAAATTAGATTCTGATGACATTTTTGAAATTCAATTATATAAAGATGTAGATACAAAAATTGAAACTCCAAATTATGCAAATGCTTCAAATATTTATATTACAAATGATATGCTCGCAGATAGAAATTTATTAATATTTTTTAATGGTCAAAATATAAACTCTGGACATTATGAATTGCTTAATAACAATACTAATTTTCGTATATACCAATCTAGTGATAATATCAATGATGTAGTTTTATATACTATCTCAAATTTTTCTGAGATTGATACTTTTATATTTAATAATACTGGTGAGAATCCAAATTCCAATTCCCTCAAGTACGTTGGTAAATTAAATAACAATTTATATGATGTATTTTTAAATGGTCAAAAATTGATAAGTGGGCTTAATTATACTGTATCTGGACTAAATTCAAATACTGGGTTATATTTAAGAGAGAATTTACCTTCTGGAGAAGTATATGCTATAAAAGATAATTTCTTTTATAAAGCTACTGGAAATAATTTAAAATATTATTCACCATATGGAATAAACTATAATAATGAAAGAATATGGGTTAATGGGCTTTATCAAAATAAAAATGAAAATTATCTATTGACTTCATGCTTTAATAAGTCGCTTTTAACTAATGAAGAGCTAAAAACTAAGAATAATTCGATATTCTCAGGAGATAATTATCGGTTTAATTTAGTGTAAATATACTCAAGGAATAAGGTATGCCCGTTAAATCTATTAATAAGATTAAAATTGGAAATTATCCGCAAGGTCAATTTGCTGGCGGATACATTTATTCTTTTCAAGTGAGTCAAGGTTTTGCTGAGTCTGTTAATGAATTAAAAATAGACATTGTGTATGATAAAAATTTTCCAATTAATATGCCAGAAAAAAACTTAACTAATTCATATAGAATTGAAATTGGCAATATAATCATTCCTTACGCATATTTAATTAAATTTTCTAAAAGTATTTCTGCCACAGAAAATATTATATCATGTACTTTTATTGATAATTCATTTATTTTAGATAGATATTACATAGGCTTAACTAATAGGCATAAAGCAGTAGCTCGTACTCCTGTAAATTTTCCTGTAAATGTTTATTGTCAAACGACTGATTTAGTTGGAAATGTTAATATAAATCCAACTCAAGGGTCAGTTAAGAGATTTGCAGCTTCTTCTCCTTTGACTGGTGGAGATGGAACAGGTGGACTAATTATTTTAGGAAAAGAAAAATTTACAGAACAAGCTTGCGATGTTCCTGATGTAGAATATTTATTTTCTGATTTATGGACTGTACTTAATAATATAAAATTAAATGGCAAAGCGGTACTTGATTCATCATCTGATCATCCAGATTCAACAGATCCAAATACATATACTGGAACTTTAAGAGAAGTTTTATCCAGTTGGGGAAGTGATTTAGGTTTTTCTTTCTATTGGGATTTTTTACTAAATACATTAGTTGTTATTGATTTAAGATCTGCAATAGATATCTCTCCAGTACAAAATTTTATTGAAAGTAATTTTAATTCAAGCTCAAATTTAAATATAACAAATTATTCTCAAGAAGAATCTTTAGAGGGTACTTATTTTCAAGCTGGAGTGAATTATGCTTTAAAACCTTCTAGATCAAAAGACAAGCCTATAAAAGAGTTTTTGCCAATGGATTATTCTTGTGTCACATTACAACAAGCAAATATTACAGCAAATACTATAACTTCTGTTTTAGCTAAGTACAATCGACAAGCTTGGTCATTGTATAATCTACAAGTAGGAAATTTTTCAAGAGTAGGATTTTTTAAAAAATATAATGGCATTCCATCATATTTATTAGAGACCTGTTTTAGTAATGTTAATGAATTTTTAACTAGTGAAGGTGGAAGCGCTAGTTTATGGTTTGGTTATTATGATGAAAATATTGGAAATGCGAATGCTGATCTTGAAGCTAGAAATTGCGATGATATTGGAAGATATTATATAAATGGTACAATTTATAATTTAAAAGAGCTAACATGCAAAGACAACTATATATTTCAATATGTTACAAGTTTTGAACCTCAACCAATTTGGTCTAGACCTTTTGCTTCTGCTGGTGGTAATTACATACCTCCTTTGCCAAATAAAACTTGGTATATAGAACGTAATCCAGCTTGGAATGAGCAAGGCGAAGTGGATCTTCAAAATTTAGGACCAATTATTACTCTGATTGATGGTGATCTTGCAGACCAAGTAAGAGATACGATTATATTAAATGATCCTAATAACATAAATCCAGATAGATATAGAGGATTAACGATGCTTTGCTGGAAGCCTTATTTAAGTGTGGGCGGTGGTTCGGCGTATAATGAAGCAGAAGAGGAATGGATTCCAGCTCAATTTAGTCAAGAAGACCAAGCATGTAAAACTCAATGTGATAGAAATTTAGTAGAAGAAGTGTGTGCTAAAGTAAATGGGGGACGGACTTTAAATACTCCAGCACATGGATTAGTTTCAAAACTTGCAGGTATTGTTACTATGACAAATTTAATAAATCGCACATCAAAAACTGTTAATTTACCGTCTCAACAACCATATATGGGATATCTAATTAATGAAGGAAGTTTCCAATGGGTAGAAGAAGGCTCTGTATCGGTCGAGGGTGGCGCTCCTCCTCCTAATAATGTAATGTCTTACAATGTTGCAGCAAACGACGTAACAGAACCAATACCTTCTGCTGGACAAGTTGTAGCTAAAAATCCAGATCCAGCTTTAACTGTCTCTCAAACTAATGAGAAAAAACAAATATCTCTAAAAGTTATTGGAGCAGAATATGGTGAATTAGGGAATTTCTTAAGTCCAGATTATGGATTAACAAATTTTAATATTTATATCAATGATAATGGTATATTTACAGATTTAACTTTTGAAAATCGACCAGATCGGCCCAAAGGTAATGGAACAATGCGTACAGTAGGTCCACATAAAATGAAATTTACATACTAAAATGAAAATCAGTGGAAATAATTTTTTATCTATCAATACCCAAACTGGAATTAGTTTTAATTTAGATTTATCTATAGATAATTTAATTGGAAATTGTAATTTTGGATTTACTGGTACAAATGAAAATTTAACATTTAAGTTAAATAAAGGAAATATAATTGATCCAAACAATAGAAATGTATATCTCTATAACTCTAATGAGCAAATAAATATATCTGGAAATATAAATGAAAATTTATATTCATACTATATTAATAATAAACCATGCGTTTTAAATGGGCCAGCAAATTTATACGATATAAGTGGTTTTTATTTAAATACAAATAGCTGCTCTGCTGACTTTAATTTAAGCTTATATGGTGATCTTCCAAATTATGGAGTAGATTTTAATAATACTTTTTATATTACTGGAGATAATCCATTGATTGGAATTATTTCTAATTCTGGAAATTCTACTTTTAAAATTTTTAGCGGGGTTATCACCGCACCTACAGGATTTTCTATTAACAAATTTATCTTAAATGGTACTCCAGAGAATAATTCTGTAGAAATAAACAATACTACATTTGGGCAAATAAGTATAAGCCATTTTAATCAAACATTTTATCAGGTTGAGAATAGCAAGTTATATAATATTCAATTAGATTTATATACTAATTTTGGTAAGATATCAAAAACAATTCCAATTACAGGAGTTTTTTCTGGTTACATAACTGTAAATTTAAACGCTTTTGATATAATTTATCCAACTCCTGGAAGCTTAATAGGAAATGAAGATGAAACTAATATTCTATTGAATACTAAAATTGTAACAGGAGATAAATTTAGTGAAGTCGAACTAGATAAAATTGTAAATATAAAATTAGAATATTCTGGAGGTAAAACTGGCGCATTTTATGCTAACATCCCAGGAAGCGGTTATAAATCTATAAATGTTACTGGATTCTTAAATGGAAGTGGATATTTAGGCGAAACAGATTTAAGATTAACAGGGTATAATTTACAATCTGGTATTCAAATAACTGGTTATATGACTGGTGTGCCAAGTGAGCAATTTTTTATTACTGGATTTATCTCTAATAATGTTAATATTCTAAGCACTGGGTATTTTTTTGATATACCATTTGTAGAAAATAAAAATTATAATATAACAGGCTTTGCTAATAATGGTCTAATAAATTATAATAATTATTTAAATTCATCTTTTATTCAAAAAAAGCAAACAATAGAAAATTATACATCTCCTACAAGTCAATTTGGTGTCAAAATAAAATCAAATGAATCTGGGTCAATAGTTCTTGTAAACGCTCAAAATGAAGTTAATGCAAATTTTTCTACTGGAAGAGTTTATCTTTATACTGGAAATCAAGGAAATTTAACTTTAGCAAAAACTTATTCTGGGTTAGCGGGAGATATAAATTTTGGAGGTGATATTTATATAAATAAAACTGGTAATTGTTTTCTTATATCTTGTAATAGATTTGGAAATCAAGGATATAGTGGAAGAGTTTATCTTTTTGAAAACTATAATCAAAATATAAACACTGCAAGAATAATTCAAGAATCTGGATTATATTTTGCAAGATCTATAGCAATTAATACTGGAAATATTATTTTTATAAATAATTTTAATGGAATAAATGATACTGGGGTTATTAATATATACGAAAATAATGGACCATCTTTTGTTAAAAGACAAATGTTAAGTGGCTACTCTAAAATTAATTATTTTGGATACGATTTAGATACAATTGACGATGGGCAATTACTAATCGTATCTGATGTTTTAGCTAGTAATGCTTCTGGAGAAACATATGTTTTTACAGGTAATAATTATAATTATTCTTTACTCAACAAATTAGATAAAAGTGAAATATCAAATATTCGTTTCTTTGGAAATTCTTTAAGTCTAAATAAAAATGGAAATATTCTAGTGGTTGGAGCTCCACAATCTAATTTTGGTAGTGGAGCTTTTTTTATATATACTGGAGATCGTAACAATAACTTTAAACAAGTATTTGCTTCTGGATTTCGTGGACCAGGTGACGCTCAATTGGGGAGTCATTTAAAATTAAATGACGAAGGAAATACTTTAATTGCTGGTCTACCTCTCAAAGATTCTGCAACTGGTGAGATTCGTATAATAACTGGATCCAATAATATTTGGGATACTACTAATATTATTAATCAAAATACATTAAATACAGCTGTTGCGATTTTAGGTTTGACAGTTAATCTATCGACTTTAAGTGGAAAAAATACATACTATGCTGGAAATTTTATTTATCAAAGACTTCATACATTTAGTGATATTAATTTCTCTGGATATGCTAATTATTTTCCTGCAACAGGTTTGATAAATAAAACTTCTAATTATCTAATAACTGGATTAATTACAGGCAATAAATACAATAAAACTTTCTTAAATACTTTTAATATATTAACTGGTTATTATTTGCCTTCTAGTGGGGTATATACTGGATTTATTGATTTCAAACAAGCAGACTATACAGCTTTTGACCCTAGTTTATATTCAAATCTTGGCAACATATTGATAAAAACTGGTATTAATAATTTATATTTAAAAGTAAAAACAAAAAATTACTATGATGATGAACCTATGACAGGCAAACTAACAATAACTGTCTCAACTATTAATGGTTCAAATTCAGGTGTAGTTAACTATTATATAACAGGAAAAAAGGTATAAATTTATGGGCGATATTAGACCTCCAGTTGGTGATCCTTTGTTAAAAGCTGGATGCATAAATCCATACAATAGGCAGTTAGCATTTGGTACGTCTCCTTACTATCGACTATATTGTCCAAACGCTATAGGGGTAAATTCATTCCTTAATCAAACTAATACTTCTCCATATTTTGTATCCTATATGGACAATACTAGTATGAATTACTATCCAATAGCTTATCCTGATTATATGGCTAGTTTTAAATACTATGCAGATAGTATGAGTTTATATGTTAATAGTTATCAACATAGAATTGATTTAAGTTCTAATGACGCTTATTCATATATTTCTACTAGCAGAAAATATAGTAATATATCTGCAGAATTGGCTTCAGATGCTTATGGTGGTCAACTTTATATACAATCATCTAATTCAAATACACATATTGCTTTAGATACAAATTCTACTAATGTTAACATGGAATTAAGTAACGGTAATTATTCTATTCAAAATATTATATCTAATAGTAACGCTTATAGTTATATGACCAATGGATCAAATAAAGGTGTCTCCATAAATCTTGCAGATCTTGGCAGCGATTCAAATGATATAAAATTTAGAAATTGTGGTACTGCTGGTAGTCCATTATGGATTTTAACTAATAAAACTTTTGCTACGGGTGCTGGAGGTAATGTTTGCTGGGGAACATATGGTGGAACGACATTACAGATAGGAAATAATGATTGTCCAGTTCAAGTAGTGCAAATGCTTGGAACAGAAAATGGCGCAGAAGGAATATTTCTTGAGAAAACTAATACTGCTGGTAGCATTAAGATTGGTGATAACACTAGTGCAGTAGTTCAAACTTTTTGCCAAACGAATTCTAATATTCAAGCAAACCTTACTAACACATCAGCTACCGCAAAATTTGAAGCTAGTACAGCAGCTGATAAATATGCTTTAGGCTCAGCAAATTCTAATGGTGGATACTTTGAAGCTCTTGCTGGATCAAAACAAATTCTTTTGAGCGCAAATACTTTAAGCGCAAATCAAGCATTAACGCTAAAAAATTGGGATCCTAATCGAGTTGGCGGATTGTATGTTGCTTCAACTGAAGTAATCGATTTATCAACTGTAACTGGTAAAAATTGTTGGAGTACTTATGCTGGATCAACATTAACTTTAGGAAATGCTACTTGTCCAGTGCAAACTGTGCAAATGCTTGGAACAGAAAATGGCGCAGAAGGAATATTTCTTGAGAAAACTAATACTGCTGGTAGCATTAAGATTGGTGATAACACTAGTGCAGTAGTTCAAACTTTTTGCCAAACGAATTCTAATATTCAAGCAAACCTTACTAACACATCAGCTACCGCAAAATTTGAAGCTAGTACAGCAGCTGATAAATATGCTTTAGGCTCAGCAAATTCTAATGGTGGATACTTTGAAGCTCTTGCTGGATCAAAACAAATTCTTTTGAGCGCAAATACTTTAAGCGCAAATCAAGCATTAACGCTAAAAAATTGGGATCCTAATCGAGTTGGCGGATTGTATGTTGCTTCAACTGAAGTAATCGATTTATCAACTGTAACTGGTAAAAATTGTTGGAGTACTTATGCTGGATCAACATTAACTTTAGGAAATGCTACTTGTCCAGTGCAAACTGTGCAAATGCTTGGAACAGAAAATGGCGCAGAAGGAATATTTCTTGAGAAAACTAATAGCGCTTCTACAATAAAACTTTTGGATAGTACATTCTCATCTTTGGAAGCTATATCAAATTTAAATAATGTTGTTAAAGCTGGTATATATAACAATACAACAAGTGCATTCATAAAAACTCAAGGTACAACTACTAATCTATTTTCTCAAATGTATACTGATAGTTCCTCCGCTCTTGTATACGCTCAAGGGGCAGCTGCAGTATTATCAAGATTAGGCGCAACTAGCACAACTTCTGATTTACAAGTTTACAACAGTTTTGGTGGAGCTTATGGTGCTGCTAATGTAGCAAATGCTTATCTTAGAGTACAAAATGCTGCTGATACAAGATCTAACGAAATGGTTGTAAACGCTACAACAGCCTATTCTAAAGTTATTGGTGGCACAAGTACAATATTTTCTCAAATGTATACTGATAGTTCCTCCGCTCTTGTATACGCTCAAGGGGCAGCTGCAGTATTATCAAGATTAGGCGCAACTAGCACAACTTCTGATTTACAAGTTTACAATGCTTTTGGTGGAATTTATGCTGCTACTGAAGCATCAAACGCTTACCTTACAGTTCAAAATGCTTCTGCTACAAAATATGTAAGTTTAAGTCTTGGTGATATTTCGACTGCAAGTTATGATATTCGTTTTCGTAATTGGGGAACTACTCTTGCACCAATCTGGGCTTTATCAAATTCTGCAACTTTGCCATTTGCTCCTTGGGCAATATATAATGATACTACTGATTTTCTAACGATTGGTAATACAAATTATCCTGTTCTTACAATGTGGCAATCATATGATGGAACATCAAACAATGGCACATATCTTACAACTCAACAAGATCGTTCAGAAGTTTATGTGCTTAAAAATGATACTTATGGATGTACTATACGAGCTGAACCAGCACTTGCCTTCATAAAAACTCAAGGTGCAACTGATACTAGATTTTCTCAAATGTATACTGATAGTTCCTCCGCTCTTGTATACGCTCAAGGGGCAGCTGCAGTATTATCAAGATTAGGCGCAACTAGCACAACTTCTGATTTACAAGTTTACAACAGTTTTGGTGGAGCTTATGGTGCTGCTAATGTAGCAAATGCTTATCTTAGAGTACAAAATGCTGCTGATACAAGATCTAACGAAATGGTTGTAAACGCTACAACAGCCTATTCTAAAGTTATTGGTGGCACAAGTACAATATTTTCTCAAATGTATACTGATAGTTCCTCCGCTCTTGTATACGCTCAAGGGGCAGCTGCAGTATTATCAAGATTAGGCGCAACTAGCACAACTTCTGATTTACAAGTTTACAATGCTTTTGGTGGAATTTATGCTGCTACTGAAGCATCAAACGCTTACCTTAGAGTCCAAAAAGTTGATAATTCAAAAGCAATTAGCTTGAGTATAACTGATTTTGGAACAACAGCAGCAACGACAGTACGATTAAGAGAATTTTCTATTTGTGTAAATGGAGAAACTAAAAAATGTTTGATACTCGCAAGTGAGTATTATACTTAATTAGCTTTTTTTAGATTTTGAGGCAAAAAAACATTAATTAATTTATTAAATTCTGGAACTTCTTGTCCTTTTAAATCTACCCTAGATATAAATTTATAAAATGCATTAACGTCTTCTTTTGTTACTAGCACTTGAAACTTGTCCTCATTTACATTCAATATCGGTTGTTGATTATTATTTTCTTCACTCATTTTTAACTTTTATCCTTTCTATAAGTTCAAATATTTTACTTTTTGGTATATCTAATATACTATTGAAGTTTTCAGAATTTTCTAATTTTTCTTTAACTAATTTCTTTTTTAATTGATCAAAAGATATATTTTTGTCTTTCATTACTTTAGATAGTAAAGCTTGGGGTGATGTAGGACTTTCTTGAGGAACTGAATAATCAACTAATTTTGCATCTCCAAGTTCTTCTTGGCCTACAATATTAATTTTTAAAAAATTCCTAACACATCTTACAAAGGCTCTATTTTCTGCAATTGCAGCTAAAAAGAATTTAGCAAAACTTTTTGTATTATTTGAGGTAGCATCTGCAAGAGATTCGAATACGATTTCTTTGCCTCCAGTTTCATAATTTGGAACCCATGTAATTCTACAAGATGTTGCAAAATATGTTTCATTTGCAGCTACAACTTTATATTCTACTTTTGAATAACCTCTAATTTGAGCTAATTCTTTAATGCCGCCAAGTAGGATAAGAAGGTCTTTATCTTCTAGCTTTGATGTATCGGTTTCTTGAGTCTTTTGTCGATTTGGTACTAGATATTGTGTTTTGACCATACCACGCCAATTAATTGTGCCATCTTCATTATAAATATAATTGATAATCTCATCTTCGATTAAACCATATTGGTTTCTATTAAATAGTTTAGGTGGTTTATTTTTTGGTTCTACAATAGAAGCTTCCTCAAGGAATTTAATATTAGGTTGGACAACTGTAGATTGCGTTAATTCTTTTTGCATATAACAATCTTAGTCTATTTTAGATATTTAGTCAATAGAAAAAATATAGAAATTATCTATTTCTTTCCAGAATTCTATATTATCTACTACTTTATTTTTATTTTTATTTATCCAATCAAATTTAGAGGTAAATTGTCCTTCTGAAGATATTATGATTTTAGATGATTTATAATAAAGATCAGTTGGGAGGTCTTTTAATTTTATTAAATCTTTAGTTGTGTTTTTCTTTATGTGAATTAGTCCGTAATCCATATATCCTAATTTATATTTATTTAACTGCTCTTCTTCTAGGAAAGATATTAAAGTAAATTGAATACCATTATTCTTCAAAAACTTAACAAATTCTGGGTTGTTATTATCATCAATAAAGTATATTACTTGGGCTATATTGGACCTAAATTGTGTTATAAGGTTTGGATCAATCTCCTTATCTGTGAATATAATGCATTTTTTAAATTGCAAGTAAAGGGCTAAAACTTGTTCATTAAAGAAATAGTCCATTCTAATAATGGGGTTATCAATTGGAATTGATTTTGGATCTATTGGTTTATCTGGAATGATTTCTAGAGTCCTACTATTATAGTCTAGGCCAAAATATATTGTTTTTTGATTAATGCTATGCTTTATATTTAATAAATTTAATATTGATATAGCTATTTCTTCTGGTTTGATATTATTGATGTTCTTAGGATTTTCTCCTAGAGAATAAGAAGGTCTTAATGTATTGTAGATTGGTTTAATTAAAGTTACATCTTTTTCATCTGACCAATAGGGTTTTACGTTATCTATGTTATTATTGCTATATAATGCTACAATTTTTTTATTAAATCCAGACGCAATATGTACAGCAAAGCTATCTGCTCCAAAATGTAATATTGATTTTTTAATTAAATATGCCGCTTGGGATATGGTAGTTTGACCGTTAGTACAAATAGTACCATTGATTTGTTTATCATCTTTAGATCCAATTTGTACAATATCTATATCGTTTTGTTTTAAATATGGTAGTACGAGGTCTAAAACTTCTTGCCAATAATCATAATTTTTTGCAGGTTTGCTGAATGGTTGAAATGTTATAAACTTTTCTGATGTAATTGGAAAATATGAATCATAAATATATGGTTTTCCAATTTTAACTCCACATGATGTAGCGTATCTTTCTAGTAAATGCATAAATTATCCTTTTAAATCAAATTGAATTTTCGTTTTACCGTTATGAATATAATCTAATATTCTTTGGGTTCCAATAAATGGTAAAAATGCAATCTCGAAATATCCTTTGTGATCTCCCATTCCTTCTAGCCATAGTAATTCATCCATTTGAGGTATGTATTGAATAATTTTATGAATTGATGGATGACCTTTTAGTATATCAAAATATTCTTGTTTTACTGCCACATATAAATTATAGTCTGGATATTGTTTTTTGATATTATCAAAAAGCGCACTAGACATATATATGTCTCCTATAGATTCAGGAATAACATATAATATTCTTTTACCTTCGTCATCTTTGTCTAATAAATCACTAAAATCTATTTTTTTACTCTTCTCATTTTCTTGAGCAGCAATTTTTCTAAAATAATTTTCAATATCTTGGCGTTTTGCGCCTTTTGATATTTCTTGCATCCAGTATTTATGACCATCATCTTGATTATTTATTTGTTTCATTTTCAAAATATTATGATACATATATATAAGCCATTCTGAATCATCTTTTATGTCTGGTATTTGTGCAAAAGAATCTTTTTCTTCTCCGCCCATAGGAAAACTATAATCTGCAAAATCTGCTGAATCTATAAACTCTTCTATTTTTTTACCAATATTTTCTACTGAAAAATTTTCTATTGTCCATTCTCTAGCTTTCTTACCCATATCTCTTCTTTTTTGCATTGGCATGTTGTATACTTTATTTAATTGTTTTGCTATAGAGTTAGGCTTCGTTGAGGCTTTAATAAATTCTGTGCCATGCTCTCTATACTCTGCCCATTCAAGTGGGAAACTATAAGCCTCGTCTTTACACATTTCTTCTCCACAACTATAATTTGTTACAAGAGTAATCAATTCTGTTAGTTTAGCTTCTTGTATAGGAATTTCCTGACCTCCACTTGTAAATGGGTGGCAATAAACGTCCATAAAATTATAAACTTCATTTAATTGTTTTTCTGAAACGCCAAGACCAACACTTGTTGTTGTTTGGCATTTTTCTCCACCGCAAAATCTACAATTTACATCTTGCCCATGAAATGGTTTGATTTCGTAATTATGACAATTTTTACAAATATATGTAGTCAATATTTCTTTTAAATCTATATTGTATTCTTGAGCTAATTTATGTATGTTCCACCCCTCACTCCAATAAGTATGTAAAAGTAAAAATGTATTTTTAATTTGTGGATTTGATTTTTTCCATAGAGCATATCCTTCTAATAAATTTGGAACACTTTTTCTTAATTGATTTCTAAATACAAACCCAGTAATAAATGCATCTTGTGGAATATTAAATGCCGCTCTTAGCTTTGCTCTCTCTCCATTTTCTAGTCTAAAAAAACTAGAAGCCTCTAATGGCCCATGCATGGTTTTTACATGATCATGCCCAAGTCTATGCAATTCTTGAGTAGCAAAATCACTCCATATCCAATAATTTTTAATCTTAGGAGCTTTTTCTACAGCGCTTGGAAGGATAGGTAAAGAGTCTAGAGTAGTCCAAATTACAGAACTTATTTTATCAAACCAATTTTTATCAATAGCAAAGTCTATACCCCAAATATCTTGAACAGCAATATAAACATCTGGTTTTTCTTGTTCTATAAATTTATCTAAATTATACGCGCCATAACTTGCTAATCTAGCTAAATTTGGGTCTCGATTTAATTTCTCTATTTCTCTTGGATCGTCTGGTAGAGTTCCAATTGATTTCCATGGTGTCTTTTTTAATTCTGGGTTTGAATATTGAATCCCACAGCAATAATTAACTATATCATATTTGCCAGTCTTATGTAAATAGGACAAAAGAGCTCTTGTAGCTCTGCCAAAACCTGTTTTGGCCAAACTATAATCCGACTGATAGAATAATTTCTTTTTCCTAGACACAATTACCAAAGTTCGCCATCGTCATTGTCTTCTGATGGTTTCTCATTTTGCGCTGGTTTTGAATTTTTAATCTTTTTAATGTTTTCGATTCTTTGACAATCAAAAACTGTACTAAGAGAGTACGATAAAAATTCTCTCAAAAGTCTTGCTTCGTTACTATAGAACCCAATCAAGTAGGATTGTTTATTTTCTATATTATCTTTACTCTCTTTATTTACAGAGTATGAAAATCCAACTTGCTTGCCGTCTTTAATATAAGGCCCAAATTTAATTTTTGTAATTTGTTTATCTGAAGAATGATATGCTGAAAATTCAACATTCTTATCTAAGGATTCTAGTAATGCTGCTACTTCTGTTAATGAATACTTAATTCTAGCACTTTTTTGTGGATCATCTTTATTATCTATAAATGAACCTGTTTTTGTTCCTTCGTTCCAAGAACTTTGTTTGATTAACGAACTCCATATCGAACTATCTTTTGGATTTACACTGAAACTACAAGCTGTTCCACTACTTTTACTATTTGGTTTATAAAATGATATCATATCTCTAATGATATTAGTTATTTATTATAATGTCAAGTATTTTTATCTATCTTTTTTAAATCATTTAATTTCATGTATATCTCATGGTCTTGAACGGCTATTAGGTCACCAAATATACAATCATCTCTTTTAGAACCCTTGACTATAACAATGTTTCCTTCTTCAAAATTTCTATTATTTAATAATTTATTTGTCTCAATATTATCATTGAATATTAATACGCTAATTGTATTAGTTTCATCTGATACTTTTAGTCTGACATATCTTGTCTTTTTTGCATTTTTAGATATCCCAGAAAATACTTCTTCTATCTGACCGACTAAAACTACTTTGGAATTTACTGGCTCATCTAATACATCTGATACATATTTAAGATTCTCTCTCTTTTCAGCAAAGATGTCTTTAAGACTTTTATTATAAGTATACCCTAAGAGTTTCTTTTCGTAATACCAATTAGCAAAGCTTTCGCTTTTGTTGTTTTGTTCATATATACTTAAATATGGCGTATACTTTTCTTTAATAGTTTCTAATCTATTGTCTTTAATTACTGCTTTATTTTTCTCATCTGTGAATTTATTAAGATGTTTAATGATTTTAATTAGATCATAGTCAAATTTATCTGCAAATGATATAGCGTATTTTTTCTCTTTAGAGGTCAGCATGTTCCATAGTTGGACTTCTAATACTATTTTGCTTCTTGATTGATTAAAACCACTGAGGGCTCCAGCTTGAATTAATGCAGATAATGCTCCAATATTTAATCCAGCTTCTTCTGCGGCTTCAAATATTTCAAATTTATTAGAATATTTATTTCTGAAACTATTTAGTTTTTCTATTGATTTATCGCTAATCCCTTTGATTGATAATAAGCCAAATCTAATATCCTTATCCTCGATTGAGAAATCCATTTCTGATTTAATAATGTGCGGAGGAAGAAGCTTGATACCAAAATTATGCATTTCTTTTTGGATCTTAGATATTTCTCCAATTGGATCTGGTTCATTCCTACTCATCTTTAATAATGATAAAAAGAATTGTTGAGGATAATTGAACTTAAGATAAATTGTAATTGCTGCTAATCCAGCATAAGCGATAGAATGTGATTTATTAAAGGAGTAATTAGCGGAGTCTTCAAGAATCTTCCATAGAATTTCACTAACTTCTTTTGGAATTTTATTCTGTTTACATTTTTGATCAATCTTTTGTTGCCAAGCTTTAATCTCTTCAGTTTTCTTTTTACCTACAATTCTTCTTAAGATTTCTGCTTCATCTAAAGTAAAGCCAATCTTATTCGCCATTTTCATTAATTGCTCTTGATACAAAGCAACTCCGCCAGTTTCTTTTAAAATTTCATCAAAGAACGGATGAATACTTTCTGATTGTTGATAATTTGTATGAGCTGCATATTTATCTACGAATTGAAGTGCTCCAGGTCTAGCTAAAGCAAGAACACCACTAAGTTCTTCTAGATTTTTTGGTTTAACTTTTTGACATACTCTAAAATTAGTTTCTGCTTCAATTTGAAATAAACCATGTGGTGATTTTAAATCTTGTAAATTTCTATAAATAGATTCATGATTTAAATCAATATCTTCTATTTTTATCTTAATGCTCTTGCAAACATTATCTACTACAGAAACACTTCTTAACCCAAGGATGTCTAGCTTTATATTAAAAACACTTGCCCAATTCATATCAAAACTAGATACTACTTCTTTATCTGAAGAAAATTCTGTTGGACATATAGTTTCTAGATCATAATAAGAAAGTAATACACCAGAAGGATGAACTCCTTTATTCTTAATTAAGTCTCTTAATTTAAGAGCGATTTGATATGCTTCTTTATTTTGATCACACCAATCTTTAAATTGCTCAACTTCTTGATAAGCTTCTGAAATATCCTTAACTTGACCATAAGTCTTAGGAATCAAAGAAGAGATCATTGTCATTTCTTGCTCTGGTTTTTCGGCAACAATTTTACCACATTCTTTAATAAGCAATTTTCCACTTAAACTATTAAAGGTTAATATTTTACTAGTTTTGCCTTTGAACTTGTTTTCTAAATATTGCAGGACTTTTTGACGATTATAATAACAAATATCTAAATCTACGTCACACATCAAACTACCATCTAGATAAGTCACCCCATCAACAACCTGCTTTTTAGCGCGAATCTTGGATATAAATCTTTCAAAATAGAGGTCATATTTGACTGGATCGATCCTAGTAACGCCTACCAAGTATAATATCAAAGACCCAGCCGCTGAACCTCTACCTAAACCTATTGGAATATCACTAGTTTTACAAAAATCAATAACATCCCATACTAATAATATATAATCAATAAAACCCAATTCTTTTAAAGTATCTAATTCATGTTTTGCTCTATCAACATACTTCTTATAATTTTTATCAGATTTATTAATATTTAAAGTTTTAAACCCATTTAATGCTAAAGCTCTTAAAAAATCATAATTCGATGAATCTTCGCTTATCCCTAAATGTCTTTTAGAGGCCAAATCAATTTCAAACTCTGGTAATCTAACTCCATGAATATCTAACTCTGCACCCTCAAATTTATCCGAAAAATCTTTTATATCAGAGTAATTATCAGTCTTCATTTTCGTCTTCCTCTTGCTCTTTTGAAATTTTATCTATTTCTTCGTTAAAAACATGTAAGCCTTTTGCCAATATTTTCATGGAGGCTTTGTCTTTTAAACTGTAAAATACATCGGCTTTACCTTGTTTCTTGCCTTTCTCTACGGTTATAAGAAGATATTCTATATCATAGTCTTCTAACTTTTGTATAGTATCATAAATATTGTCTAATGAGCCCATTTTATATCTCTACCTGCCATTTTAATTTATTCCATACTTTTAAATTTAAATCAAGATCATTTATTGCATCGTGAAGACTTTCATAATCGTGCTCTATGCCATTTTCTTTACCCAGAAAAGTTAAAGAGCTTTTAACGTTCTTCTTTCTAGTATTAAGAATTTTATATTGATACTCAAGTAAATCATCTTTAGGAGTATAAATAGAATTATATTTTATGCCCCTAGCTACAGCATTAGTGTCTATGATTTTATTCATTAATCCTTTCCAAGTCGATCCCATAGCTTTATAATATTCTTTTATAAGATAAATGTCAAATCCTAAAATATTGTGTCCAATTATATAATCTGCATGACCGAGCCAATCTTTTATGGTAGGAAATACCTCTTTTGGATCAAAGCCTTCTTTTTGCACTTTTCTATGATCGTATCTTGTGATTCTCGCAGCATCTTCACTTATCTTTAAGTCTGTATCCCATTTTAAATAAAAATTCTTCTGGTCTATCTTCTTATCGCCTTTGACTTTTATCATTGCTATCTGCCAAGGAATATTATGACAAAAATTAAGACAAAGATTAAATGTTTCGCAATCTATAAAAACTATAGTTTTATCTTTATCGTATCTTAATAGATGCTCGTCCATTTAGCTCCTTTTATTAATACTCTCAAAACAAAATTCATTGCTTGACATATGATCTAAATTAGGCTTAGATAAAATACTTCTATTGTTAATACACCTAAAGGTTAGATAAGCTTTAAAATCTTCTCTTAAATTATAGAAAATGCTTTGAGCTTTATATATTTTGAGGCCATTCTTTTCTGCAAAAGATACAGCCTTTTCTTTTACTAGTGAATCAAATGGTAAATCATTATCTTCTATAAAGAAGATGGGTTTCGTAAAATCAAATTGCGGAATACAAAGACTATTTTTAAGAGTGTTATTGAATATAAAAGAATCATAAAAAGGTATACATAAAATTAAATCATCAGTCCAATTTTTAGAAATTGTCTCGTAGTCTAATCTCGGTTCATAATAAAACCCTTCTTTCGCTGCTATACTATAAAGCTTTGTTAATTGCTGGTATCCTTTTTTGTTTTTAAAGAATAAAATTATCTTTGAGGACTTGGTCTTAGATTCTTCAGATTTATCACTCATTGATTCTGTAACAGATATTCTTAACCCGTAATTCAATTTGATTTTATTTTTACGACAATTAGAGTAAGCTTCAAGAAATGAAGACATATTATCCTCTACTAGATAAAGTTCTTTCATTTTGTTTTGTTTGCAAATTTGGATGATAGAATCTGGATAATCATCTTTTTCATCTTTATCTTCAAGAGTCAAAATAGATCTTCCCAAAGAGTAGTGAGATTTGAATAACGGTATCATTTATACTAAGTTAACACCAATTTTATAAAAAATCAATCTAAAAACTATCTTTCTTTGTGTTCTTTTGTTTATTGTTGAATTTTGGGTATCCTTAATATTTTTTACTGTAAGGGCGTCTCTGCACTAGTAGTTATATTCAAACTAGAAATCTTTTTAATAAAATCTTCTGGGACTTTATTTTCTTCGTATTGCCTAAACCATTTTGTTAGTATATATTTTTTTCCACTTAACACTGGTCTTCCAGCATGTAAAGCTAAACGATTTCCTGTTCCGTCTTCATTAAGGTTCTTCCATATTACTGCCATTCCAGTTTTCGGTTTAAATTTAATATTTAATGTTTTAAACTCTGTTTCCCCGCCCTCTAAATCGTCATTCAAATAGACCATAAAAGTATGACTTCTGTTTCCTTGTTTTTCGACGTATGTTTTTGCGTTTGTTTCAAACCAATCGAAATGATCTTTGAACTCTTGCCCTACTTCATACCTTTGTCCTTGTAGAACTTCGGTTTTTGTTTTAGGTATATTTAAAACTTCTGACATCTTATTGTTAATTTGGATGATCAATGAATGTCTATTTTCTTGCAAAAAACTAGTATAGGAAGTCCTATTTTCTTCTACTCTAGAAAATTCTCTTGGGTTCTCGGATGCCGTTGCAGATCTCACAGCGTCCTTATCTATTAATTCGATTAACACTTTACATTCATCTTTATTTAGGAAGTTGTCTATAGTAAACATCTCTATACCACTTTTTTGAATTATTTTTGCTATCATATAATATATTATATAAAAAACTTAATTTATTCTAAAAAATCATCCTTTTTTTTAACTTGATTTTTGAATTTTGGGCAACCATCATAACTTCTAGTCTCTATCTTAAATCCTTTAATATCTTTGAAATTGTTTTCAAGACTTGTTTCAACTATTTCATTTTTTTCATTCAATTTAACATAATATTCATATGAATCTTTGTATGGGCATTTCCAACCACCTATTTGACACATCCATTTATTTTTATCATTATCTACTGCGAAATTAGCTTTAGCCGATTCTTCATTAAATTTATTAATATAATCATTAATATGCTCAAGATAATGCTCAAATCCTTTAATTTGTTCGTCCGTGAATACTAATTCTTGAATTGGCTGTTTTGGAAATCTTAAAAATAAGAATTTAACAATAGGCTTTAATTTTGGCCATAGCTTCTTACTGGCTAAACTATACATCATAGCTTGAATATTAGCTTCAAGGTCATCACCCCTAAACTTGTATTTGGAGCTTTTGTAGTCGATTATATGCATTTCTTTTTTGATTTTAATGGGCTTATCTATAAAACCCTTGATATGATATTTAGGTTCTTCATTTGCAATATCAAAATCATACTCTGGCTTAACTATTTCTCCACCTTCTCCAAAGAAATCATTCTTAAGACCAACCAAAATCATATCATTTAATAGTTTATAATTACTTTCATCTAGTTTAACTTTTGCTGATAGTTTTTTAACTAGCTTATCTACTCCTTTATCTCCATCAATAGCATTCTTTTTTATTATTCTTTTATAATTTTTAAGATGTCTTTTATTTAATAATAATTCAAAAATGGTGTGGCAAATGGTACCACGATCACTTCCATCATTAGATCTTTGTGGAACTTTAGTATGATAGTTATTCCAGTAAACCCAAGAACAAGTTTCAAGAGTTTTAATTCTAGATGCCGATAATGTTTTTAGAGATTGTTTTTCCATTGTAATATTTCTTCTTTATTCATCTCTCCAAAATCTTTTTTTGTTGGTAGGGCTATTAGTAATTGTTTTTTATCAAAATATCTTGTTAATTTACTATAGATCTTTTCTGCCCCAATATTACCAGCATTATTTTTATTTGAATCATTGTTGAGACTAATATAAATATTCTTAACGTCAATCTTTAAAAGATAATTTAAAATACCTAAACTAAGATTTACCCCAAATGTAACTAGAATATTTTTAACTCCAGATTGATATAGGCTTAACATGTCACCGATACTTTCAACAAGAATTACTTCTCTTTGAGCTTCTATTGTCTCTGCGTTTAAAAATAATGGATAAACAAAATCATTCTTTTCTCCTAAATGTTTCCATTTAATTTTTGATAAATTTGTGACATCTCTACCAGAAAATCCTACTAAGTCTTTTTTGTAATTAAAAATTGGAAAAACATATCTATTTTTCATTTTGCCAGTTTTAGCTAAACCACCTTTAAATTCTTCAAGAATATTTTGGCTTACCCCTCTGTTAAGCCAATAATTTTGATTATTTTCTAATTTAGAAAGAATTTCTATGTCAAATTTTTTTGTGGCTTTTAATAATGGTTTTTCTATGTCGTTAGACTTATGAATAATAAAATTTTTAAGCCATTCTTTAGCTTTTTCTGGATTATCTAATTTTAAAGTCATGCCAACTAGTAAACTAAAGTCTCCACTTATATTTTCTTTGAAATCAAACCAATGACCCGTATCTTTATAAATTTTTAAAACAGTGTCATTATCACTATCTCTATAAAGAGGTCTAGTTCTATATTCTTTACCGAAATCTTTTAATTTATATCCTAAATCTGTTAGGACTTGATAAACATTTACTTGATCCATTCTAATGCCTCGCTTATTACAGGGAACTCTTTAATAAAAATCTTCTTACATTTTTCTGCAATAAGTCTATGTTCTTTTTGAGTATTTTGCTCTGTTCTTAATTCGATGTAATGAATCCAGCTTCTAAGTGAGCCTTTCATGTACATTGTAGTTTGAGTTGTTAAAGGTAAAATCATTCTTGCTACTTCTTTGGCGATTCCATTTTCTATCATTGTATCGTAACAATGCTGCGAAAGCGATAAAGACTCCACGAGAACCTCACTAACTTTATCGTATGCATCTGTATTAGTTGGCATAAGATTTTCACCTACTTGCCTATTCTTGTCTCCTTGTAAGCGAAGCTCGATATCTTCAAACTCATTTGCAAGACTATATCTTTGACTAAACTCTTGAAAACTAAATGATCTATGCCTTAAAATTTGAGCAGCGATTCCACGACTAGTTTTAATTTCAACACACATATCAACAAGTTCAAATGGACTCCAATGCTTGTGTTTAATTAAGAATTTTAAAAGTTTTGGAGCGGTTTCAACATTCATTTGATTTGACGGGTTGCTAACTCTGGCGCAAAATGCTACCAAATCTTCCGCATTTTTAATTCCTTTAATTTCTGGTTTTGTAGTTGATATTAAATCTACATTCATAATAATTCTCCATCATTTGGATTTGCATCGTTTAATTGATGCTGTTCTCTTTGATGTTGGGCTACATCTACAAGAGATCCTCTTTCTTCTATATTGAAATTCGCAACTTGATAATTTAAATAATTTTGAGCCCAAGTTTCTTTGCCAGTTGAATCTAATCTGCGAACTAGATCTTGATGCCCAGCTGCATCTTTACCTTGGAATCTAGTTTTTGTAGGGATTAATTTATGAGTTCCAAAAGATTGACCATCTAAAGTAATTTCATCTAAAGTTTTTCTTCTAAAGATTGCGACAAAAGAAGCGAACCATTGTAATCTATCGGAAAGAGAGATTACTGAGCTATCATCCACTACCTCTGAACCTTTTCTATTAAAACTTTCGCCAGTTCTATTTAATTGCATGGCAGTAACAATTGGACAATGAATTTCTTCAGAAATTCTTTTAAGCTTATCAATTTTATCTCCAATAGCTTGATGCTCTGCCCAATTTTGACCAACTTTTTCTCCAGTTAATTTTATATAATCATAAGCAATCATAGCTTGATTTCCTCTACCGACTTTTGAAAGATACCATCTACGGATGATAGAGCAAATTTGATCTATATTTTTATTACCAACATGATAATGAAAATATTCATATTTTTTTACATTACCCCAAGCTTCTCTTACTTTTTTTGTCATTTCTTCATTTTTTCGCCAGTTGCCAGTTTCAAGATACCAAACTGGTACTCCGCTCAAAGAGGCAACCATTCTTAATTGAATATCTATAGTTTGCATCTCAGTATCTAGAATCAAGGTCTTCGTTTTGTTCCTTGGGTTAATTGCGGTTTTAAAGCAGATGTCATTGAGCCAAGTTGTTTTTCCTTGGCCAGGTCTACTAGCGATAGCATAAATATTGCCATTTTTTAAACCACCATACATTCTATTAAATTCTGAATATGGCGTAACAAGTCCAGTTTCATCTTTGGGTGAGTTGCCTCTTTCTTCGATAAGATCTTCTACGCCTTCAAAGATATTAATTGGTATATCGTTTTCAGAATAAGATGATATTTTTTTATTATATATCCCATCTATCTTGCCGATAATCTCATCTAATGAATCTTCTGCATTTTTAGTGACATATTCCTTAAGGTTATCTGCTGTTTGGCAAAGCTCTCTTCTGACCCTAAATTTAATTAACTCTTTACAAGCAGTCATCGTAGCTTCTTCTGTTATCTGAGAAAAAGTTAAATTGTCTATATAATCAAAAATATTAATTTCGTCTTTAAAAGATATGCCCAAATTCTTTATCTTTTCTGCTAATAAAACTTTATCTACATTTTCGCCCTTATATTTAATATTCTTAAATACAGAATAAATAGTAGAATGAACGTCATTAAAGAAGTCATTTTCTGATAAAAATACATCAATATCCGCAAACAAATCTTGATATTTTAATAAACCGCTAAGGACATGTCGCTCTACTTGTAGGGAGTAAATCATTCAATACATGATACCAAACTAAAAATTAAAAGTCAAGTTTTAACTATCCTCGTCATTATCTTCTTCGTCTTGTTTTTCATTATTTCTATTAATTAAATCTGTAGTAGCTTCAAAATTTAATTGATCAACACTTTGACCCCATGTATTTAAATAATATAAAAGAGCCATAGCATTTATTTGATTATCAAATTTTGTATATACTTGAGGATCGCCTTTAGCGGAGAAATTAAATAAAATATACCCACCATAACTGCACTCGTCAATCTGTTTTAACAAAGACTCTGGAAAATTAAATTTTTTCTTATTAGTCACTATAAACTTTTACACTTAAATAATGAGTACTCCACACTTTTTTTCTATATATTGTGGTGATAAATTTTTTAAGTCGCTTTCGTATACTTCTAAGAATTTAAAATTATTCAATTTAATCCATTTTTCTTTTTTAACGTCTCTTTTTATACTTTCAAGATACTTTAATCTAGAATGATCATGAAAAAATTCATTAAATGATTCGTGTTGATTGCCTTGAATCTCTACCGCTATCTTTTTTGTTGCATTTAATATATCAATTTTAAGCATACTCCCATATACTGGAAACTCTTCATAAACAATATGATTTTTCCAATATGGGTAAAAAAATTGTTTAAATTTAAATTGTAACTTACTTCTGCTTTTACCTTGCCAATTGATTAAGTATTTTCTTACATTTTTATTAACGAGTTTCTCGTTAACATTTAATAGTCTCATGACGTGAGAGTATTAGTGAATTTATTATAAAAATAATCTACAATTGGTTTATTTTCTTCTAGATAAGTTCTTAGGTTGTCAATACCTTGATGCTGTTTCTTCAGTTCTAAATTAGCATTTTTAAGTTCTTCTACAGCCTCATCTGAGAAAGTGACCCAAGCACCTTTTGCAGTTGCAAATTCCCAACAAAGAATTTGATCAATAACCTCATATTCTCTCCATACGGAAGAACCATCTTTCCTGCCATATTTAATTGGGTATTGAACCTTTGAATTTGTAGTTTCATTGGTAGATTTTTTAATAGTAATCTTAACGTTATGACCAATGATTTTATTTTTGATTTGGTCATATCTTTCATTTGGTTTTTCCAATATAAGATCCTTACCAAATTTTGGTTCAAATTCGAGAATCCAATTAGCAAAATGTAAAAGTGCATTGCCGCCAGTTGCTGTAGTTTGCCTGATATCTTTATTAGCAGCGTATGGATCTAATTTAATATCAGAACGTACTTGACTTATAAATATAGCCATATGTCCACGTTTGGAAAGAGCTAATGATATTCTTTTCATAAGCATCGAAGAGATAACTGCACCGCCTGCAACTTTTGTTGCTTCTGTCATGCTTTTAAGACTGTCTCCTTTGGTCATCAAACCGTCAACAGAGTCCAGTACGAACATATACTTTTTAGCCTCGTCATTATTTTGAATTAGATCTTTCATAAGTTCAGAAACTGTTTCAAAAATATTGCATTCAAAAACAAAACATGTGCCATCTTCCCATTCCTCTGCAGAAGTTACAAACTTTATTCCAGATCTCTCTTTGATCTCTTTGCTTAATCTTCCTTCGGCTTTAAATAATAATGCTTTGGAATCTTTTACAGTGTTAAGAAAATTTTTCATTACCTCTAATGCTTCTGAGGTTTTGCCACCCTCATTCATTCCAATAAACCTATGTAATCCTGGGCATAGTCCTCCGCTGGTTGCGATATCTAAATTCAGACTACCAGTAGATACTTTATAGTAAACCTCTTCTTCATAATTATAATGATCGTCTTTATTCTCTTTTAAAAAAGAAGATAATCTATTTTTTGCGCTAGGCCCAGTATCTTGTACTGGTTCTTGTTCTTTAGGTTTTCTTCCCATATCTTATAAAGTCTAACAGGGTTTTAGGTTTTTTGCAAACCTTTTTATCTTCTTCTACTTTGTTTTCTTCTAAAACTATAGTCTCTTTATTTAAATTTAAATTAAAACTTTCATATTCTTTTAATATAAAAGCTTTACCTTCTGATTTTAGAAACCAAGCTAATGAAGGCGGTGGGCTTCCTAACTCTTTAAGGTTATCCCAAAAACTAAAGCTATTAAATCTTTTAACTAATTTTTGTGCTATTTTAATCTCTCTTGGCCAATTTACTTGACCTTTAATATATTTTTTTATAATTAATTGACACAGTTTATGGCTCGTCATCATATTATGATATCTAAATAATATGTTTTAGTCAATGCTTTTCGCTTTATTAATTGCAGATCCAATAATTTGATGCATGTCATAATACTTGTATTCAGCTAATCTACCCCCAAAAATTAAATTACTAGAAGTATCAAGCTTTTTATATTTTTTAAATATTTCATTATTTTTATCATTATTAATTGGATAGTACGGAATTTTATTTTTATCCCAAACGTCTGGATATTCTTTAGTTATATAAGTATAATCTTGCTCTCCAAATTCAAAATGCTTGTGCTCTATAATCCTAGTGAATGGAGTATTTTCATCTGTAAAATTCATTTGGGCTATTCCTTGATAATCTTTTTTATTATGCTTTTCAATTTCAAACCTCAGAGATCTATATTCTAATTCTCCATATTTATAATCATAGAATTCATCAATTTTACCAGTAAAAACTAAAGTCTTGGCTTTATTATTCCAATAGTCTCTTCTTTTGAAATAATCTTCGTTTGTTAATACGTCTATGCCTTCAATCATATTTTCTATCATTTGTGTATATCCACCAATAGGTATGCCTTGGTATTTGTCAAAATAATAATTATCATCGTAATTTAATCTGATAGGTAATCTTTTTATAATAAAGGTTGGCAAATTTTTTGGTTCTGTTCCCCATTGTTTCTTTGTATATCCATATATAAAAGTATAATATATTTCTTCTCCAACTTGAGATAAAATCCATTCTTCTAGATTTTTAGGATTTTGTATTTTAACTTTAACTTGATTAAGTTTAGTTTCTGCTTCTATAGGAGAATTGACCCCCCAGAGTTGATACATCGTGAGAAGGTTAATGGGGAATGAATAGATCCTATTTTTAAAATTTACTTTAGGCCGATTTATAAAAGTATTAAATTTAGCGAATTTATTTACATAGTTCCAAATTTCTTCATTATTCGTATGAAAAATATGAGGCCCATATTTATGGACGTTTATATTTTCTTTATTTTCTGTATAACAATTTCCAGCAATATGGTCTCTGGAGTCTATGATTAAACATTTTTTATTTTTTTTTTTGCTTGATTGGCGAATGTTGCGCCAAAAAGACCGCAACCAACAATTAAATAATCATACATTTTTTATATCATTCTTAACCATTTTTTCAACTAATTTATCAAATGAAATTTTTGGTTTCCATCCTAATTCTTCTCTAGCTTTTGTAGAGTCTCCAAGCAATAATTCTACTTCTGCTGGTCTATAAAATTTTGGGTTAATTTGAACTAAAATTTTGTCATCATTTGATATATACATTAAGTGTTTATTTTCACCAACCCAATTACCTTTAATTCCAGCTATATTAAAAGATTTTTCTACGAACTCTTTAATTGCATGAGTTTCATCTGATGAAAACACATATTCTTTCGGTGTTCCATCGTAATTTTTATTATAAATATCTTGATTGAGCATCATCCAAACTCCTTCTATAAAGTCTTCTGAATCACTCCAATCTCTTTTAGCTTCCATATTTCCTAATTCCAAAGGAACAAATTCTTCATTATTTTTTAATGCATAATAAATTCTAGCGACATTTTTAGTAATTTTTCTTGTTACAAATTCTTCACCTCGTCTTGTTCCTTCGTGGTTAAATAACCATCCTTGAATTGCATAAAGATTATAAGAATCGCGATAAACTTTAATAAGTTGCCTTGATGCGGCTTTACTTGCACCATAAGGACTTCTTGGCCTTAACGGATGTTTTTCATCTTGGGGAGCATAAAGAACATTACCGAACTCTTCGCTGGATCCAGCTTGATATAATCTACAATTTGGTTTATATAGTCTAATTGCTTCTAAAATATCTAATACCGAGGTAGAATTTGTCGCCCAAGTTTGCCTAGCGAAATCCCAACTGCTTGCTACAAAACTTTGTGCAGCAAAATTAATAAAATAATCTGGTTGAAGTTTTTCTACTGTTCTAGCTATTGCATGAGAATCAGTTAAATCAAAATTAATTAAATGGAACCTATCAGAATTAATATGCTTAATGTTCTTATGATTATATACACTAAGTCTTCTTACTCCACCAAATATTAAAAGATCACTATTTTTTAATAAGAAATCAGCCATATGGCTTCCATCTTGACCAGTAACACCAGTAATAATTACAGTTTTTCTTCTTTTTATTATCTTTGCTGCATCTTCAATATTTAAAATATTAGCGGTATCTATCTTTTTGCCGTAATATGTTTCTTTGAAATTCTGATTCATTCTATATGATATATGATCTAAAGGTAGAATTCAATTATTTTAAAATTTATTTTTTCCAAAAACTATACATATTTTTATTTATTTCATAAATCATATTATCGACAGTTCTTGGCCTTAATGTTAGATAAAATTTAAACATTTCTTTTATTAAAACTTCTAAATTCGTATTATCTTCAAACTTTAACAAATCTTTCGCTTTATCATGATTACAATAAGCATGAACAACTTCTTTTCTTTTTTCTAAAAAAATTATTTTAGATTTATTAAATCCAAATTCTTCGCCAACTTTTAAAACTAATTCTGCAGCATCTTTAATTTTTACTGTATCATCAGAACCAATATTGAATATCTCATTATCAAAATTATACAATAATTTTTCTATTGGTTCGCATAAAAATTTACAATCCGAGAAAGCTCTTGTTTGTAAACCGTCTCCAAAAATTGTAATGTCTTCGCCTTGAGAGCATTGCCTAATCCATATAGCAATTGCATTTCTATATTTATCCCAATAGTTTTGATATTTAGACACTACATTATGTGGAAGTATGATTGAATATTTTAAAGCAAAATGTTCACTAGCTTCCTTCAAGTCCATTTCTACGGCTAATTTAGCGATACCATATGGATCTTTTGGATTTCTTAAATCAATTTCTTTAAAGGGGGGGTTACCTTCTCCATAAGTCGCAAAACTAGAAAAGTTAATTATTTTTTTAATATTATAATTAATACAAGCGTTTATTATATTTATTGATCCAATTAAATTATTCTGATAGTTGTAATTTCTTATGAATGGACTTAGTATTTCCGCTGCATAAGCAGCGCAATGTATAACAAAGTCTGGTTTTTCTATTTCAAAAATTTTATTTATTTCTTGCAGATTACAAATATCATTTACATAAAGCTTCATGTCTTTTGATACATTTTCTACAAAACCTCCAGATAAATTATCAATTCCAATTACTTGATACCCTTTTTCTAAAAAATATCTTGAAAGAACGCTCCCTATCATTCCTGCTGCGCCAGTTATTATTATTTTTTTCATTTAGCTATTATTGCCAATACGTCATCAGATCTTCCTTTTTGATTTCTTAAATCGTATATTTGAAGATTTGGATTCAAATTAGAAAATATAAATTTAGTTTTATCGATATCTACTATGTCTTCTATAAAATAAATGCCTTGCTCTTTTAATCTTGGAAAAAGAATATTAAATGAAACAATTTGGTGTTCTAATAAATGAGAGCCGTCATCTATTATAAAATCAAACTTTTCATCTTTTAAAATGTTATCTAGTTTAGTTTTATTCGTAGCGTCTGTTTGATAAACTTGAAATCCGTCTGGTTTAAATATAAGATTTGAAATATTTATATCTAAACCAATAATCTTAGAGTTGATAAAAAAATCTTTCCATAGCATAAGAGAATATCCTTTAGAAACCCCTATCTCTAATAAGCTTATATTTTCTCTTCGAGAATTAAAAACTTTTTCGTATATTTCTAGATACGAGTGAGCCGTGCCCTTATCCCCATCTCCATCTGGAGTTTTATAATTTTGATATATTTCTTTGAGCGTTTTCACTTTGTTTTATTATTAATTAAATCCATGAAACCCAAATGTTTTAGAGGTATCTTTATATGGATTAAATTCATTATGTTCTTCAACAGAAAATTGTGCAGCAAGTTCTACTGGAGCAATTTTTAATCCATTAATATTGAGATTATGTTTTTCATATAAAGAAATTATACAATCTTCTGGTCTCTCTGGATATTTATCAGAAAATTGTTGAGTAAAATTGCAAAGTTTTTTACTGCGGAAAGAAAAACCACCATTTCCTACTCTATAATTATGAATATCATAATTTTCTAATTTAGGCACGTTTGTTTTAAATGGCAAACCAAAAAAATCTTTATTTCTAGATAAATTGTTTAAGAGGTTATTAACTAAATGTAACGGCCATGGCGCACCAATATAATCATATTTAAAAAATTCATCTGACCATTTATTTGGATTAGAAACAAATCCATCATCTTGAGTTAATAAAACGTATTCTGTATCAAAGTAATTTGTTAAATCTTTTAAAATAAATTCATTATAATCGTTCCATGACATTTGATTTATATAATTAATGTTAATATTTTTTGTTGATTTAGCTTTTGAATCTGCAGTAATAAATACTACTTTTGCGTATTCAATATTATTCATAGAAGCTTCAATAGATTTAAAAGATGCCTCACTTTGACCTCTCCCGTCTACGCATATTAAAGTAGTATTTTTTAATCTTATCATGTCTTTTGTTTTTATTAGTCTTTGTTAATAATGGGCAAGGGTATATTAAATATATTATAATAATTATTTATATTTAATTCAAGTTTTTTATTTTTTTCATCCCAAATATATGAACATATCCCGTTATATCTTAGTAATTGATATTTCACTTTATTCTTGAGAAATTCTTCATTTCCGTTCCATGAGTAATGTTTAATATGAGCAATTTCTCGTGGTATTTGCAAATGAGCCAAGGTTTTGTAGTCTATTTCTTTATTATCTTTATCATTATACACTATGTCATTTTCAAAATAGAATTTGTTTAATTTTAAGTTATTAAAATTTGTTTTAAATATCCTTGGTGGGCAAAATCCGTCTATCCAATGGTTTTCATCATTAAAATAATTTTTGAAATTTATCTTAAAATAAGGTATAAATTCTTCTGATTGTATAAATTTTATTATATTATTAATTTGTTCTTCTGTATAAAACTCATCTTCATCTAAAAGCCAAATATAATCTACGTTTTGTTTTAATAAATATTCTAATGGGTAGTTTCTTACAGTAGAGTCATTCGATACTTTTGAATCATATACATATGAAATAATATCTTTATATTGAGTCTTTAGTCTAAACGCTGTTTCGGTATCTTCTTTTAAGTAATTTATATTTAAATATTGATCGAACTTACATGAAGATGCGGCGAAAATACATGTGCTACTAAACTTTCTCCAGTGTTCTAAAACACGATCAAGATATTGAGGGAAACCATAAAAGTTACATAATACTCCGATTTTCATTTATTCATCCACCAATTTAAAATATAGTCCTCTCTTTGAGCAAGGTTAGGATAATCAAATCCTTGTAATGGATATGCTCTTTGCTCTATTTCATTAACTGAAAAATCATTTCTTAGAAATGTTATCTCTAGTGTGTCTGGAAAATCTCCATAAATTGGACCATGATTATTTGCATGTAAGTGTACTATTTTATAATATTTATTTATAGTTTGAAAAAAAGATATTTTTATGTCTATATTTTTTCTAATATATAATGGAAAAGCGTCTATTCCCCATCCGTTTGGTAATTCCTCTATAAGGGAGTGTGCTTCCATACTAATTTGATTAAAATGTTTACTAACTAAATCTATATTTTTTTCAAGTACTTCATATTCGTGACATTCTATATCCATTTTAAGCGCCATATTAAATTCTTCTTGATGATTATTCTCTCTTATGTGTTCGATAAAGTTATCTTTATTTAAGTATTGTTTTTTAAAAATAAAATTATCATGCTCAATTGGAAGTTTTTCTACTGAACCATCATACATATATATTTTTTTGCCATTGCTTGCACATTCTAAATCAAAAGCCATAGAAGCTGGAATATGGCCAACTCCATAAGAATAAATATTTTTTGAATCTTCCATTAATTCTTTTAAAAAAACATAACTACTGTCTCCAATACCTCCATATCTTTTTTTCGTAAATGAACAAGCGTGTGGGATGATTAATTCTTTTAATTTTTTATATTTGTTCGGATTGCTTGGATTAAATAAGTTCATGTCTTAATTTTGCAAGACCATACGCATTTTTCGAATTGATCTTGCATAAAGGGTTGAAGGTTATATATCTTCGCTGTGCTTGTTAAATCTGACTCCTTGCTTTCTAACCAACTCCATCTTGTATTTTTATATTTTTCATATTCTTCTTCGCTTTTATAGTAATCATGCGTAAGAACTAAATCTCCAGATTTTAAATATTTTGCAAATGTATTAAATTCTTTTACTTTATTTCCCCCGTCACAAAATAAAATAGTTTTACCGTCCCTGTTAATTAAATCTTTTACAAAAGACTCTATCTTAAAAATATCATTAATATACCATTTAATTTTTGTATTTTTTAAATTTTGATCAAAGCCTCGGTCTACTATATCAAAGCAGTATATATCTGCTTGTTCAGAAATTTTTGAGTCATTTAATATAAGAGAAAATCCTCCATGATTCATGCCAATTTCTATTATTGTTTTTGGTAATTCATTAGTCTTTTTTAATTCTAAATATAAACTTTCTAACACATCTATGACTTCTACTCTTTGCTCTAATCGAATGTCTTTATAAAAAAACATCATATTGTTTGTGTCCATTTTTACGAATTCTTTCATATATTTTATTTGTATCCTATTTTTATTTCTTTTAAAGAGGCAGAGAAGAATTTTTCTTGCAAGCTTTTTTTGGCTAAGTATCTTTGATAATTACATGAATCTACATAACTTGCTTTTACCTTGTCTACTTTTGCTTCATCTACCGCTTTGAAAGTTTTTTGATTAGCTTTTAATAGGTCCTTGTATTCTTTAGACTTAATGATTATATTAAATTTATTTGGAATTTGATCTTTAATATAATTTTTACATTCGTTCCAAGCTTTAAGAGTTAAATCGCTATTATTTCTTTTAATATAAAATATGCTTAAAAAGTCAAAAGCATAGGCTTCGTCTACTAATAAATTAATCATATCTTTGTGTAGGAGTATGTTACTCCAATATCGTCCTTAGTTATATTATAATATAAACAGGCAAAGTCTAACCAGTTTTCATGTGATACATGTGGCAATTTACCATAATGCTTTTGTGGTATAAATTCATTATTCAAGAAGCTTTCATAATTTGTTCTAAACTTAGGATAATCATTATTTCCTTCTGTTAGTATTACTTTTCTAAATATGTTTGGATAACAATTAGCTATATTCATTGGTCCAGAATTAACCCCAATGAATAAAAATGAGTTCTTTATTATACTAATCATTTCTTCTAATGAAGACCCTCTTTTGTCTGTAACATTAATATTCTTATCGTGAGTTGAGCCAATTTGGATTAATTCAAAATCTTTATATTTTTCTTTGATTATATCTATGATATGATCTGGTATTTCTCCTGCTGTTGATTTTCCTGGACCAGAATGTATGGATATTTTTTTATAATTAATATTTTGATCATTTTGATCGTATAAATTGAAATGCCTAAGATAACATTTTATTCCCAAAATATTGCAGTGTTTTGAGGCTCTCGAAAAATATTGAGTTCCATAAATTGTTTCGTGTTGCTCGATAGGAAGATCAAAAAGTTTATCTAATACGATAAGCATGTTTGGTTTTGTATCTCTTACTATATAAGGATTTTTATCAAAAACCCAATATTTAAATGGATCATATAATTTTACTCCAAAATTTTTATATATATTTTCTGGCAAATGAGTATATTGAATTTTATCTCCTATTCCAACGCCTTCGATAACTATCCCTAATTTATTTTGATTCAATAAATTTTTAAACTCTTCTTGGATTTGTGTCATATTAGTCTATGTCCAATAAGTGGTCTTGCGTTTCACAATTAAAATCTTCTTCTTTTGTGGGGTTTGCATTTTTTTGAAATCCACCAGAAGAAATTTCCCAATGTTTGTTCCAAAAATTCTCTTGCCTCAATATCCTATCTTTGACTGAAAGATACCCAACGTGTACTACAAATGGCGCCTGTTTGCTTCTTAAAATTTTTATATCACATGGAGCTAATCTATATTTTGTTAAAGTATGATCTGAATAAATTAATTCACATCCGTCACTTTTTTCTATGTCTAAGAATCCATTTTTTAAGCCAAAATGAACTGCTCCTCTCATTAATCCTGATTTATGCAAGTACCATTTAGGATTTATTGATGCATATTTTTCTTTACTTTTATAAAGATTCACAGAGGGTATCATGTAGCAATCTACTTCATCGTCTTGAAGTAATTGTTGGGCTAAATTATCCCATATATTTTTTTGCCATAAGGGAATATATTCATCCATATCTAAACTAATTTTTATTGGTAAGGACGTATTCTGTAATGCTATATTTTTAATCTTACCATCTAAAAGAGGATCGCTGTAATCTATATTGGTCTCTATAATTTTTAAATTATCAAACTTTAAATCATGAAGTTTTTTAAGCGTATTGTCCTCAGATTTATTGACAGCAATTACAACTTCTTGAGCAAAAGAGCAGAATTTATTAATTGCATTTAAATAATCAAAATTATTTTTAATTAAATTAAAAGCTGAAGAATATATACTAAACATTACCCTTCTCCCCAAGTTTTTACAATAGAGTCTATTGGTTCATTTTTGATAAAAGATAAATAATATCTTTGTAGAATTGGTTCTTTATTGAACATTTCTAAAAATATAGAATCACTACTCCATTGGCCTGAATAAAGAAGTTGGTAAAGACTTTCTATTGTGAAATTAGTTTTATATTTAATTCTACAATATTCTCTAAAATTTATTCTATTTGCTTCGAGTTGTTGGTATTCTTGTATTTTGTTTTCTCTCCCAAGGAGTAAATGATTAGATCTACCATAAACCCAATAATACTTAAGATGATGTTTGAACCAGTCTTTTCTTGATCTAACATCTACTCTATTATTCCACGTTATTTCTTTTGTATCATTGTTATGATTAAAGTGTTTGGCTAAATCAACTCCTTGTTGGCGCGTATTCATTAATCCCCAATGAGGGCTTCCTTGAAAAAACATATCATCATAATATTTAAAAAGAAATCCTTTTCCTTCCCACCAACAAGATGATATTCTTGAGTTTTCTAAATTATTAATAAATGGTTTTATTTCTAGTGTGAATTTTGGATTTAATCTTTCCTCTGTGTCTCTTATAATAAACCAATCTCCATTAATCATTGGACCTTGCCTTAAGATTTCATTCATCTGAAAATCGTGATCATTTGTCCATTTTCTTTTTATTATTGCCCCTTCTCTTTTTCTTGATTCTAGTAGTTCCAATGTTCCATCTGTTGAGCCTCCATCTACAAAAATTAACCCATCAAAATGTTGATAAACATCTTTTGTAAGATCGTTGATTTCTTCTTTTTTATTTTGAGTAATTCCGCAGAAGTATATTTTCATTTATTAAATTGTTTCATTATAAGGTCGTGTTCATTCCTACAATGAAATTTATTTTTATAAAAGTCATGTATTTCTTTTCTGTTTAATCCGATAGCTTTATTTTTAATATTATTAAAGTTATCAAAATTTTTTAATGTTAAATCGAAGAATTTAGCATTATTTGTTACCCCGCCTTGATCTTCATCTAAAGTTATTACTGGTGTCCCTCTAGAGTAAGACTCTAATGTTGTAATATTACAAGACTCAATTAATCTTGTGAACTGGCATAAGGCTATGGCATTTGACATCACATTATTTTTATCTTCATCTTCTAAGCCTAAATAAAATTCTAAGTTTGGCATATTTAATCGTTTTAAGAACTTCTCAAGCTCTGCACTATTCCATGGCGCTCCATAGATTTTAAATCGATCCTTTGCATTTAATTCTGCTAACTTAATGAATAGGTCAAGCCCTTTAGCTTGTAGTCCCCAACCTAAGCTACCACACCATAAAAAGTACTCTCTTTTTTGTTCATTTTCATTATAATAGAACTCGTCTTCAGATAGACCATGAGGTATAATGCATGTTTGATCTTCATTAAAAAATCCACTATATGATAGTTTTTGATTCAATGATAAAAACCTATTAGTAATAAATTCTGAAGAAAATATAAATAATGCTGGGATACCACCTTTAGCCATGCCACCACAATTAGCATTAATTGCCTTAATTCTTTTATTGTGTATTAATTTACAACTTTCATTTGTTAGATTATAGGCTATAACTTTACCTTCTTGTGGTAAATTTATTATAGCTTTACTTACGAAGTCTTCTTGCGATTCGGCTTGTATATAAATATAGTCTTTTGAATTAATTTTTTGAGAAGAAATGATTTGTAATGGTATATTATTAGATGAGCAAAACTTTATAAAAGCTTCTATTCTTTTTTCTATACCACCAGATATGGGCGATGGAAATATTTGATGAGTATTTAAAAGTATAAAATTCAACTTATACTCATAATATTATAATTAATAATATAAGTCAAGTAAAATTATTATATTAAACCAATCTTGGGTGTAACATCGTATATGACCCTATCTACTACTTTAATTTGTTTTGCTGTGTTAATTTATATATTTTATCTTATTGAAAGATTAAAATAATTAATTATTGCAATTTTAATTAAATAATAACTTATTGTCTATAATATATTGATCTAATTCTTCTTTTGTGTCTGATATAACCATTGTC